GATGGTGCTCTGCCCTGTCTGCGGGAACAAACGCTGTCCGCGGGCTAGCAATCACATCTATGCCTGCACGAGGAGCAACGAGCCTGGGCAAGTGGGTAGCACATTTATCGAGCAGCCGACGCCACAAGGCACGATTAATGGAGCAATCATGACCAAAGAGGTACTAGACGCCATTGCCGCCCGCGAGGCGCACTGCAAGCCATTCGGAGCCGCTGTAACGCTCAGCGTTGGCGAGCGGGATGCGCTGGTGGCGATGGCGCGGGATGGGGCCGCGATTCTGAGGGCCGCTACTGAACTGCCTTTCGGATACCACATCGAGTTGTACGTAGAGGCTGGATACGCGGGCGCGAAGATGATCGACCCGGATGGCGAACCGGTAGACCTAGACCAGGACGAACGCAATTTGGCGCTGGAAATCAACGCCGCCATAGACGCCGCGATGGCGAAGGATGCCAGCCTGTGACTGACGCAATCCAGCGCCTGCTGGACACCACAAAGAAGCACTGGATACAGCCCGCCTAGCGCGGGCTTCGTTTTGGAGGCGATATGCTCACGCTTTCCCAAAAGGAACTGATCGAACTCACCGGGAAGGCCAGGAAGACGGGGCAGATAGAAGCCCTCAAATTCCTTGCCATCCCTTTCAAAATTCGCCCAGACGGAACCCCCGTGGTTCTTCGGGCCGCTATGGAGGCAGCATTAGGCCATGCGACCAAGAACCAAGGACCGACACCTCCCCGCGTGCGTGTACGAGAAGCACGGAGCGTTCTGGTACGTCAAGGGCGGTAAGTGGCGCAAGATCGGCTCCGATCTGCATAGCGCGCTTACGGAGTACGCCCGGATCGTATCGGCTCCCACTGAAGGTATGCCGGCGCTGATTGATGAGGCGCTACCCATTCTCACAAAACACGTCGCGGCGTCAACGCGCAAGCAATACGAATACTGTGCATCCATGCTGAAAGAGGACTTTGCCGACTTTTACCCTGGTCAGGTAAAGCATGGGGATGTTGTCGAGATGCTAGACCAGTACGCCGACCGTCAGGCCCTGGCCAACAGGATGTTGACCGTGCTGAAACTGGTCTTCCAGTGGGCACTAGACCGTGGGCGTGTGGAGGCCAACCCATGTGTCAGCGTCAAACGTTTCGTGCAAACGTCGCGGGACAGACTCATTACGCGCGATGAATACGCACGGGTCTATGAGGCATGCCCCCCTTGGCTTCAGTGCGTCATGGACCTTTGCTACCTAACCGGTCAGCGGATTGGCGACGTCCTGAAGATCGAGCTAGTACACCTGCATGACGACGGGATCTATTTCGAGCAGCAGAAGACTGGAAAGCGGCTAGTAGTGGAATGGACACCAGAGCTTAGGGCTGTCTCCGAGCGGGCCAAATCGCTGCACGGCGAAGCAGTCCAAAAGCGCTTTCTAATTGGCGCCCGCGGCGGCAACCAGCGGCTCTATTCGTATGTGTGGCGCGCTTTCAAGAACGCAGCCAGCGCAGCCAAGGTCACAGACGTCAATCTGCACGACTTGCGTGCTATGTCTGGCACAGCTGCGGAAGCTCAGGGTATAGATCCGACCGCGCTCTTGGGCCACTCCGACACGCGCACAACCCGGATTTACCTACGGGATAAGCGCCCGAAATTGGTCAAGGGCCCCTCTCGCAAATCGACTTAGTTTTAGACATCTAATAGTCGATGAGCCCGAGAGCCTTATTTTATGCTCCTCTCCGGGCATGCGAAGTATTCCGTCATACCCTGACCCAACTGACGTTTCCGAAGTCCCCACATGTCCGCTCTCCGATGCAATGAATGTGGGATGCAGTGTCGGCGTGACGGGTAAAGGCAACAATTCGCGGATGCCGAGGCGGGCAAAATGCACACGGGTGCATTGACACTTGTGAAAGCTGCCCCGGTCGCAAGAAAAAACCCCTCGTGCGCAAGCATCGAGGGGTTCAAATCGGGGGCAAATTCAAATACCCGAAAATCTTGTAACTCACTAATTTTCCAGGGTTTTCCCTATTGTGAGGGCCCTGACCCGGCAGTAGATTTGAGTTGCCGGGCTGTCTGACACCCATCGCGTGCGAAGCCGGGCAGGAGCGCCTCAGACTCATCTAGAGCTGGGGCGCTCTTCCATTTCCGCCGCCGCTTCTGCGAAGTATTCAGAACGGCAAAATGCCTAGCCGGCTGCCGGGCGATTGTCTGCGGGACGTCCCAGCTGCGACATATCCAACCGTCGGAACACCCAGCCCGACAAGAGCGTGATCACGCCCACGCACACGAAGCTCAGCGTGAACGCACGCCCCAATGATGCGTTGGCCTCACCCGAGAACATGCCGACCAGCCCGCCTCCGATCGTCACGCCCAACCCGATGGCCAGCATCTGGATCATCGAAAACAGGCTGTTCCCACTGGCGGCATCCCGCTTGCTCAACCCCTTCAAGGTCACACTATTCATCGCCGCGAACTGCATGGAATTGGTCGCGCCGAACAGAGCAAGTTGGACGACCTGCAACGCCAACGGCCACCCAGGCGAAATCGCCGCGAACGAGACAATGGATGCACCGACCAATACCGTGTTGACCAGCAAAAAGGTGTCATACCCGTAGCGCCGAACCAGCGGCGCGATCCAGGGTTTGGTGATCGTGCCCGCAATCGCCGCAGGCAACATCATCAGTCCGGACTGCAACGGCGAATAGCCCAGTTGCAGTTGCAGCAACAGCGGCAGCAAGAACGGCACCGCGCTACTGCCGATGCGGCACACCAGATTTCCGACCAGCCCTACACTGAAATTGGGCTCGCGAAACAGGCGCAATTGGAAGAGCGGATTCTGACGTTTGCGCGCATGGATCACGTAAAGCAGCACGGTCAACGCGCTAAGTGCGAACAGGCCCGTCGACCACGCCATACGCCCCGAGCCAGCGGGCAAGTCCAGGCCGAGTGAAAACGACACCATGCACAAGGACAGCAAGGAGCAACCCAGCACATCGAAAGGTGCCACGTCAGACAGCGCATCCTCGGGCAAATATCTCCGCACGGCTAACAAACCGGCAATTCCGATGGGCACATTGATCATGAAGATCCAATGCCAGCTTGCCACCTGGACCAGCAGGCCACCCAAAGTGGGACCAAAAATAGGACCAACCTGACCCGCGATCGACACAAAAGCCAATGCGGAAATGTACTGATCGCCCGGCACCGTACGCAGCACCGCCAACCGTCCGATCGGCACCAGCATGGACCCACCCACGCCCTGGACCACGCGGGCAACGGTCAACTGCGTCAAGGTCTGCGCCATGGCGCAGAACACCGACCCCATCGCGAATATCAGGATTGCCGCCAGGTACACACGCCGGGTGCCGTAGCGGTCGGCTAACCAGCCCGAGGCCGGCGTTAGCATGGCCATCGTCAAGGTGTACGCCACCACGACAGGCTTCAGCGCAAGCGCCTCCTCGCCAAGGCTGCGCGCCATGGCGGGCAGCGCCGTATTGACGATCGTGGTGTCCAGCGTCTGCATGAAAAAGCAGGCAGCGACGACCCAAAGCAGGGCCTGCTGTGATGAGGGTTTAGCCATGGACGAATCGTACTGCGCGAATGCCAACGGACGGCTGACAGCGGGGAGACGCTTAGGGCGGTGCTGTGCTTGCGTCAGTCGGGCCTGACTCGCGATTTCCTGCCATCGGAAGCTCCTTGCGGCAGCTACCCAGCGCGGTGGTTTGACCCCGTTTTTTGTGGAATATACTGGATAAATAAACAGTGTATTCCACCATGCCGTTCAAAGCCCCCCTTACCCACGCCGACCTCCGCATCATCCGCGAGCGCCAGCCCTGGAACGCCGACGTCATCTCATTGCTATGGGAGGTCAAGCGGCTGCGCTCGGTGTTGCTACGCGCCCACCAATTGTCCGCGGATCTGAAGCGGCCAAGTGGTCTGACAGGCGAACTCTACGACGACTTCATGAAAGGTCTGCGGGAGGAGCCGTGTGTCCAGGAGCGGGACGGGATGACAGCATCGTTGATGGACGCGCCGGACAGGCTAAGAAAGGGGATGGCGCCTCGGTAGGAGCAATGGGCGCGCAGCATCGCCCAAGCGTCATTCGACCGCGGAGGTTTATTGCAAAGGCGTCCGCGGGTCGCCAAGCCTATCAGCCCACTTCCCCGCTCAACTGCATGTGACAACGCTGACCATGCTGATGGCGCTCATCAGATACTGCATCGCGGCAACTTTCTCTGGCGTCTGATGAACCGACGAATTCTCGAGTTTCGCCAACGCGTGTTTCATCAGCTGAAGGGAAGACATTGTTGAAACGGTAGAAGCCATTGAGGCCGTGCCGTTCCATCCTTGGGCTTCCGCCTCGAAGGCCTGCGGATCCGTCACTGCAGCAGGTAAGGCTTTAGATTTCATCAGAGCACTCTATTGGCGTGTCTTACAAGGAAGAAATCAGAACCCGCGCCGATGCAAAAGTTCCAGCGGCATGAAGACCATGCGGAGTTGTACGCGCGGGCCAATTTCAAAAAGAACAAGGGGCTACGCCGAATTGGCGTAACCCCTTGATTTCTTTGGTAGGCCCCCCGAGAGTCGAACTCGGCACCAACGGATTATGAGTCTGTCGGGGAATCTAGCATCCATGCGGGTTTGAGCCCGTTTTCTGTTCCGCAAACGGAGACAATTAGGGCTGAAAATTCCCTTTAGAATCAGACACCGATTTTCGATTGCGGAACGACATTGTTGGACGAATCGGTCCGAGATTGGTGCCGAACGCGAGACGGCCAGCGCCCGGCTCGATAGAGTGCTGACTATGCACACTTGGCCCTTCCCCAACATCCCGCCCGAACTGTTCGAAACGCTTTCCTCTGACGACAAGCGCCTGCTGGAAGCGCTGACGCTGGTCTACTTGGCCCACGTCCAGCAGCGCCACCGACCGTCGCCCATCACCGCGGACTGATCCTATACTGGCCCCTCCATCGGGAGGGTTCCATGTGCAGCCATTACCAGACTTTGAAGGACGCTGAGCTGCTGCTGAAGAAATTCGGCGTGCGCGAGAAGCCGGCCGCGATCGGCAAGTACGACATGTGGCCTCGCTACCAGGGCGTCTTCGTGCGCCGGCCGGTCGAGCATGACGCAGGCGACGAGGCTGTACCGGAACGTGAGGCGGTGGTGGGCCGTTGGGGCCTGATCAGCGCCATGACGAAGGCCGATGGGTTGGAAAAGGCTGGCAAGCTGTCGACGTTCAACGCCCGCAGCGAGACTGCGCCCAAGTCGTTCACCTTCGGCAACGCCTGGCGCCGGGCGCAGCATTGCATCATCCCAGCTGACGCCATCTTTGAACCCGACTGGCGATCCGGTGCCGCGGTGGCCACGCGGTTCACACGTGCGGACGGCGCGCCGCTGGGCATCGCCGGGCTCTGGGATCGCTGGCGCGATTCAGCCGGCCAGCTCCAAGAGAGCTACACCATGCTGACTATCAATGCGGACGATGATCCGATGTTCCGCGACTACCACCAGGCGGGCAAGGAAAAACGTATGGTCGTCATTCTGCCCGAGGGCGCATACGGCGACTGGCTGACCGCGCCAGCCGAAGCTACCCGAGACTTCCTCGTCCCCTTCCCCTCTGAAAAGCTCATCGCTACCCCGATGAAGTGACCCCGATTTAGCTGGAATATACTGTTTATCCATACAGTATATTGGCAGCAAATCATGCTCTGCACCGTTACCCGCACGCACTACCTCGGCGAGAAGCGCCGCGAAATCGATCCAGCCCCATCCATCACTGGTGTGGTCCGCATATACTCGATCATGCGCGAAGACCTTAAGCGCTACATCCGCGTCATGACCATGGATGGATTACAGAAATTCGGCGCCACGCAGAAAGGCGAGATCCCCGACTTGCTACAGCCCGAGCTTCTGACCTTTGCATCCGACCGGGGCATGATGGTCTGCGGCTTCGAAGAGATCGACGGCCGGCGTTACTACCAAGGGTGGTGGATGCAGTGGGAGAAAAGCTGACGCACGGACTACGACGGAAGGTGCTGCAACACTATTGCAAACGCCGTTTGGTGTGGTCCATACTAGCCTCCCGATCATCTCTTTTGGAGGGTACTGCAATGCACCGCGATGACATCCAAAAGCTGGGCGCCCAAGCCGCCCGCGACGGATTGACCTTGTGGGATTGCCCTTACTACCGAGCCGCCGAAATGCCCGGGCACACCGGGGAACCGATAGGTTCATGGAGTGCACGTGTCGAGGCATAGGAAGCAGGATGGGTAGCCGAGACCGAATCGTGGAAGCCACCTGGTTTTGGTGTGCACTACGCCCCGCCAGAAGTCGCACAAAATTAGAACTGATCGCCGAACAAAGCGCCCCACGGAGGGCGCTTTTTTTTATGCGCCTCGCTAGCGCTGCCAAGCTTGGCACGCCGCCAATTGGGCCGTCACGTGCCGGATTCCAGCCCGGAGGGCGAAATAATCCGATCGAGCAGCTGGAACGCCTGCCGCGGAGCCGTGCGTGGTGAAACGAGACTATGACACCCAGGATCTTATGGAAGCTCCCAACAAGCTGCGCAAGGGGATGGCGCCTAGGTAGGTGTACTCGACCCCTGACAACCCACTGAAACAATCTTCCTTGAAAACACGCATCCGGTTATGATTCAGCAAAACGTAACTAAAAATTCAGGCATATGACAGCCTGAACATTACCGGAGGGCTCGGCGGGGATGCCGAGTTAGGGAATGCCAAAAGACGGCTTGCATGCGACTGCAATCGGCACGATGTCGATCCTTACAGATATCAAAGCGGGCGCGGACACGCTTGTCGTCCACTTTTCTTCCCGCAATAAAGGCGCTGGAAAGTTTCATCGGTATCCCACGCCTGCAGACGTATCGAACGTCTATATCAATCCCGCAGACCTAAACTGGTATCTCGATGGCCTTCCTGATCTTCAAGGTCTGGATCGAACGGTGATCCGGCTCCGTTCAATCATCGAAGAGGCGCGCGCGTCTAGGGTCATCTGCATGGGCAGTTCGATGGGTGCATGGGGAGCCGCATACATGGCCCCGATGTTGGGAGCCCAAAAAGCAATCTTGTTCGGGCCAGAACTTCGCTTGAACTGCTTTGCGAGCTATTCCGCAGAGAACATCGCGCACCGTGCCGGCGAGATCCCGTCAATCTCTCCTGATCCGAGCTGCCAATACGTTGTGATTGCAGGAATGAACTCGCCTTGCGACATCTACGGAACCGTCTCGTTCTTCGGCGGAGGGGAAATGCCTGACTGCTATTTCCTCCCCTTGATGGGCCATGCCACTGCTCACGATCTAAACCAAATCGGCCTTCTCGATGGAATTCTGGAGGGCTTGGTACATGATCATCCCACGCGCCCAGTGCTTGACGCCATGCGCTACAAAGACCATGCGGCACTCTCTGAGTTTTTTTTGAATCGGCCCTATGATTTCCAGGCGATCACGGACTACATCGATCGTTTCGTTCCGACCAAGCATGCGACTAAATTCGTAGCTGGGGTGGCTGGTGACCTCATTACAAAAAAACTCTTCCCCCACGCTTTCAATTTGTTGTGGAAGGTCTACCAAGACGGCGCCATGCCGAACGACCTGAAGATCTTGCTGCTTCGTTCGGCACGCAAGGCCAAGCGCAATGCACAGGCCCTAAAAGTGGCAGAAGAGCTGGCCCAGGTGCCCACCTATCGGCGAGATGCCCTATGGGAAAAAGCACTGGTTCTCGAAAGGCTGAACCGAGCTGACGAATCGTGCGCCGCTCTTACTACGTTGTGTCGTGAACACTTGGAAGATCCGATCTACAAGACCGCCGCATCGAAGGTATCTTCGGCAGCATTTGTCAGCCCCGCCTATTGATGCCGAGCCTGTAGAGCTTTTATATAGCCCTGCAGGCCATTTACTTGGTCAGCCCATCGAGCAGCCTCTTTTCCCAGCTGCTCATATCTTCCGACACACGACCCAATAATTCCGATCCAGTCGGGGCCGGTTGCATCACGTCCGCCGCTGTCGCTGGCAGCTTCGGCGCGCCGCTGGGCAAGCTGGCGCAGCAGCCCGTCAATCCGGCCACGCTGAGCAGCAACAGTCTTTTCAGCAGCCTCACGCGCCAGCACGGCGCCGCGGTGTTTGGCATCAGCACGATCCCTTTCCTCCTGCCATGCGCGCTCGATGGCCGCCTGGCGCTTTTCGATTTCGGCCTGCTTAGCATCGGCCCCGGCCTGGTATTGGCTGGAGCCGTACCAGCGCACGCCCAGCACGGCGCTCACCACCAGGGCAGCACCAATCAGGTATGGCAGCACGGCGCGCAGCAGCGGGGTCATGGTGCCACCTCGACGACGGCCTGGTGGTAGAGGCCCGGCCAGGTTTGCGGGTGCGGTTTGCCGGGGCGCCAGGTGCGCAAGTACAAGTCCCACGCGCCGTCGGCATCACCGGGCGTTGGCAAGCGCCAAGGGTCCGTCCACAAGAGCAGGCGCGCGAAGCCGGCGGCCAACACATCGTCCGTTTCCAGCGCGGCGTAGACGGAAGCGGACAGCGGGGCCACGTTGCGGACAGCGCACAGGTTGTGCGCGGCGTCGCGGCTGGATGGGTGCGTCAGCACGCCAAGTACCCCGCCGCCCTTCTCGAACTGCCAGAAGCCGCGCGCTGGGCCGCCGATCTGGCGCCGATGGACGAATCGACTTTCCTGCAACCCGATGGCAAGCAGCATCACGCGCGCGGCCGGCGTGTCCATCTTCGCGGGCAGCAGCGCTAGCGCGGGTTTGATACCTGCCTTGATGATCTCGGAGAGATTCATTGTCTCGGTTTCCTGATGTGCTTGACGGTCACTGCGGCCACATAGAGGGCGGCTGACGCCGCGAGTGCTGCGTCGCCCGCGCTGGCCCAGCCGGCCACGAAGACGCGGCACGCCGCGCCGGTCGCGGTCATGCAGATGGCAGCCAGGCCAACGCGCTCCAGGGTCGTGTCCTTAATGGAAGTGGCAAACACCGCCAACATCGCGCCGCCGGCCACCACGAGCCAGCAGACAAATGCCAGTACCGCCCACAGCGTGAGGTAGATCTTGGTGTCCATGTCAGGCCCCTTTACCGCGCACGCGGTCAATGACTGCCTGCCAAAGCGCTGGGATCGGCACCGCCTGTACAGCTTCCCAGCCGCGCGAGACGATGGCCATGCCGAACATACCCGTCAGAAAGCCCGCCAGCCCTTCTGGGATACCCAGCAACGACGAGAGATAGGGTGATGTGTAATAGGCCACCAGCGACCCGCTGACAGCCATACTGAGGCGCTCCGGCCATGACCCTTGCAGGTATCGCATGGACACCGCCGCGCCAAGCACGCCGGCAAACTTTGCCGCGAGGGCGTCGAAGTCTTGGATATTCAATCGCGTCCCCTATAGACGAAAAAAATGCCCGACGAGCGAGCACTGGAGGCCATATTGATCGCCCTTCCGGGCAGATTACGAGTGCACTACTGGACTCTCACCAGAGCCAGGAAATCCGACCAGCTCGCGCCGTACTGCACCGCGAGCAGATTTTCCGGATCGTCGATGGCAACTACGCCGGGAAGATCGTCGGCCCATCCGAATTGACCATTGACCATCAGCAGCAAGCGGGCCTCATCGGCGAAGCCCAAGCCCGGCGCCAGCCGCACGCGATACCGATCTCCCAGGCGCGGCACGTACACCCTGAGCTTGCCGGCGTCGTCCAAGGTCTGATCCGCGATGATTCCCCAGCCCGGAGCGGCGACAATCACATAGCCGCGCCCAGCAATCGGCGCCGCGGCGTCTTCCGGCAACTCGACCGTGACTACAGAGGGCGCGGTCCCGTCGGCTGAACCGACAAAGATTTGTTGGTCTTCCATGCTATTGATTCCCCGGGAAGCGGCACTTGTAGTCGCCGAAGATGTGGCAAGAAAAGTTAGCGCCAATATCCGTCGCCAAGAGGCCGACCAAGGCCTGAGTAGCCGCGACCTTTTTGTACAGCGCGATGTAGTTCGTATCACTGATGACCAGGCCGACCACACGGTCAGCGGCGTTCCAGCCCGCCGCTAGAGCGCTAGTGACCTCGACATTCACCAACTGACTGAGGCCGTCCATTGATCGATACGGAAGCCCTGCGATTCGGATGGAGCCTGCAAAACCGGACTGGCCTGTCACGGTCAGCGTACCGTTGAACTTGCAACGGTTTCCGGTACGCGTGTTGGTACCTACAACCGAGACCGTACCGGAGCCCGTCGTGGAGGAGCCAACCAACGCAGGCGTATAGGTATTCTCGTCTTCATTGTGCTGTCGAAGCCAACTACGCTTTGACCCCAACATCAACCCATATTGTCGAGGCGCAAGATTCTTCACACCAAACCGAACTAGACGCAGCTGCGCCCGCATCAAGCTCGTAACGGGATCCGCCGAAGTCTCAGTTACGTCAACGTAAAAGCAGGATCCATCCTCAAACACGATGGGGCTTTGGTATCCACCGGATCCGACAAACGCAGGACCACTTTGAGAAACGATTGTCCAGGGCGTATAAAGCTGCGACGCAGATACCGCCGTCTGGAACGCAAGCAGCTCTTTTACGGAAGCCGTAACCCACCGAATTGATCGAGGGCTAACATTCCGCTCTGCCCAGCCGACCAGCAGCATGGGGTTCCCATCCACGCGAATGGTCGTGATCGTGGGAGAAACAAACCCCTCATTTGGCGTGATAGTCCTGTCGAAGTTGGCAGCCGTTCCGATGAGCGTCCAGCTCTGGCCGCCGTTTGTCGTTATCGACGTTGCGAAGTTCCCGCGCGTCACCGCAATGCCTAATCTTGCATCAAGAAAGGTAAAGTCCGTTTCCGTGTTTCCGGTTGCCGTCAGCATGTCGGCGCCGCGGACCGGGAGCGTTTGAAACTCGTCGTCGCTATAGAACATACCAACGGTAACGAGAGTCCCCGTCACAAGGCGGTAATCGGAAAACGCCATCCGCCAACCTCCACCAAGCTTGGGAATACACTTGATGCCGTTGCTATAGATGCGAGCGTAGTCTTGGTTGTGCTCGAAAAATACGCCGCGGTCCACCCACGATGCCGCTCCGCCGCGCTCATCGTTGGTGAACAACCGATACTTCGTATTCCCGGTGTACCGTCCCCAGCCACCAGGCGCCACGGCGCTCGGAGGTGGGATGTCGCTGACCACCACAGCCATGCGGCCGCTCGGGGTGACCCCGATGTAGCAGTCAAAGACCGTTCGAAATGGATTAAGTCCGGGGTCGGGCGGCAGCGCCTGGCAGATGATTTGCTCAGCGCTCCAGTTGATCAGATCCCAACTGCTTACGTAGACAATGCTCCCCTCGGGATCAATGGCGTTCTCTTCGCTAAGGCCGCCATAGCCGTGCATCTTTCCACGGCTGTAGACCATGTGATACTGGCCGGCAGCATCACGCACAAGGCGCGGGCTATGCCGATACAGTGAATCCCCCTTTGAGTCCACATAGTTCGTGTAGTCATTGTCCGAATATGTGATAGCCGGATTGAACTGCGTCGCCTGCACGGAAGGCTTGTCGAACAAATGCGGGATTGCCTCTGCTCGGTATCCCAAGCTCCCCGCTGGGTACTTCAAGGACGGGCTGTATCCAACGACACTAACCCCCAGAGACGCGTCCGTTCGGTTCTCGATCTGCTGCCGAAGAGCAGCGTCCCCAACCGAGACGAAGTTCGACCCTTCCTCGACCCACACGCCAGTAGTCGTGTACGGCAGATCCAGCCCAGCCCCGGCTCGATATAGCTCACCGTCCTTACGAAATACCAGGTTCCGCGAAGATATCGTCAGCCCTTGCCCGTAGTCGCCCAGATCGACATAGCCAGAGGCTAGCAAAAAATCTTGAAATTCCTCGTTGGATCGCAGCATAAAGGCCGAAAAATCGCGCTCTTGCCCACTCAAGGTCTTCCTGCGAACCCCAAGACGGTCGGTCCATTGGGTGTTGGACAAATCGTTAACCGCAGAGTCCAAATTCTCCGCGTTGTCGTAGAGGTCCTTGACCGCAGCACTTCCAAGCGAGTTGCCAGTGTTGTAGGTAGTCATTCTTTAGCCCAATAAAAAAGGCCCCTTAAAAGGGGCCTGGGTTGAAGCTGGATCAGTTATGCGGAAGGAAAGTCGTTGTCGGACGCGTAGACGCGGGCGTCATAGTTGACAGCTGACACGGATACCTCGAAGTCGCCTCTTGGGCTAACGCCTGTAACGAGAGCCGGAAACGCAAACGTCTCCGACTTGCCGAAATACAGATGCGGTAGCTCTTGGCTAAGAGTGATAGCTGGCCATGGTTTTGGGATTGCAGCTAAAACTTCATATTCATTCGCTCCGGGTGAAGCGGCGAACGGGCCGATCATCTTCCCGTCGGCGCGTCGGTACGCAACAATGTGCTGCGACCCCGCCTCCCAAACCAACCGCTCACTGCTGCGCAACACAGCGGTTCCGCTCGACCCGTCGGTCATTGAAACGACAAGCGCACTCTGTCCGTATCCTGGATCAGAACCAAACAAAGCTACCCTATCAAGGTAATTGCTGTTGAGGGCATCCAGCTCCGTTGAGAAGGAATACTCTTTACGCCGGTAGAACAGCGCTCGCCGCTGTCGCATACCAATACGCCAAGCGCGAGTCCGGTCGGTAACGCCCTCAAGAGTAATCTTTTGAACCTTGGCACCAAAATCTCCTGGAAGGCGGCATTGAACCGTCTCCTTCGACCACGTCGTAGCGCTGGTGTATTCCACATCCACGCCGTCGTAATCGGTGATCTGTGAATGCGCGGAGATATTTCGACGCAGCGACGTTGACATGTTCTGGGGCGAATACGACTGCTCCCAGACTTCCTGCACATCTTCGCGTACCGGACGAACAAGCCCATCTCCGCAAGTGAACTCGCCCATGCCAGCGCCGAACGCGGTTTGCAACGCCTCTTTCACGGTCGTCGCGTCAAACACGAAATCCAGAGTTTCGCCACGAGCGGTCCAAATTGAATGCAGCCTTACCATTTCAGTCATGTCGATCTGGTCATCGGACACGCCAGAAGAATTTAGGATGTACCGCGCAAAGGCGCTGATGTCCCGCGTGGGTTGCGGCGCAGTCCACGTGCCGTTTGGAAGCAGCGTCGGGAGTATTCGTGTGGGTTCGACGTTGATCTGGTTTTCGCTCTGCGCGCCTAGCTTACCGCCACTACGAAGCGCAACCGCAAGCGTAGTCCATTTTGGGTACAGCCAAAAATTCGGCAGACGGGCTTTGAGTCCGTACCATTGGCACTTGTCCTGAATCTGAGTACTAGTCGACTGCGCGCCGATCCTACGCACTCGAACCGCCGGCGCCATTGGGGCAATAGCGAACTGCTCAGTGAAACCAATCTGGTCGACGGTGGCGTCCGAGAAGGTACGCGCGATAGTCACCCGAGGGCCCCCAGCCACATTTCGATATTGGTACTCCACTCCGACGGATCTGGCCTCCACATCCCCATCGTCTGACAGGTAGCATAAGCCTTGCGGGAAGAAGACGTCGATTTCGATCAGGCTGGTCACTTGCCCGGGTGGCGTCGCAACAAACTCGTTGGACCACTCACCATATACAGAACCTCCAGCAAAGCGAACGCGGGTAGCGAGCGTGCCTGTTTGGAAGGCTCCAGGCGATACTGTCGCCGAAGTTTGATCGAACGCCACAATGGTACGTTCGACATCTGCGCCGAAGATATACGAAACACCTGTGCCTGGAGAAACTCGGACGATGCCGGTATCCAAGTCTTGAAACTCGACGGTATAGACACCCGCTCCCAGGCTAGCCACAACCGTAAGAACTTCCCATCGCACATTGGTACCGAATGGTCCGACACGGAAAGTGTTGCCCACTCCAACACTCGGCATATGCCCGAAGTATCCTGTGAATCGACTGATGGTGTAGCCCGGGTCAGATTCAGACGGCTGAACTTCGTGATCCACGATGTTGTACGGGCGCCCGTACTCGATAGCGAGAGCAGTGCCGACTCCCCAACCGCTTGGGAATTCTCCATCCGCACGAGCGATGACGTCGCCACCCAGGTTGTACGCGGACGCATCAACGTTGTCTCGATTACCCAGATCGGTAGTCATCTCCAGGCCGGCAGTTCCCGACGAGGTTCCACCAACCTCTGTTGTTGTATGCCAAATCTGCGCGGCTTCAACATTAGACAAATCAGTGTTGGGTGGAAAAACTCCATACCAAGCGTCTCCGCCCAATTGATTGAATGGTGTGGAGCCAACTTTTACGTTTTCGTCTGGGACAAGGTAGCTACCGGGGCCTATGTTCGTGAGGAAAACCAGCCACTGCTCGCGCTTGTTGACGAAATAGCGGCGCGGCGGTGTCAGATAGTCAACGAATCTTCGGTAGCGGCCGGCGGGCTCGGGGACCACCGCCGCTAGCTTCGCGGTATTGGCCTTTCCTTGAGACGCTTTCAGCTCCGTGCTTTGCGGCGTCTCAGCCGAACTGGTGCCGCGCGACTTACCTCCCAGGAAGCTGAACAGCTTGCCAATGATGGAACCGAGTGCCTTAAATATGCCGCCCATCGGAACAATGTTGACGCGCAGCACTGCTTCGACGGGCAAAGCTTCAGCCCAGTGCTCACGTGGGAAAGGCTTAGCACCAACGTAGGCAACAAACCGCTGGACTTCATGCTCGCGCCACTGAGGAATCGTGGAATCGAGATAGCTTTCGAAATGGCCCTGCCATTCCAGAGACTCCACGCACACGTCTAGCGCAGGCGCAGAATAGATTTCAATCCGCATAGTAAACAACCTTCGAATAGCGCCCTTCGAACTGATCTAGACGCGTGAGGCATGGCCCGGTCGGCTTGTCGGTCTCCAATATCCTCAATCCACCATTCACCCACACCACCACACCGACATGGACGCAAGCACGACCGTGCCAGGCTGTTGCCACGTGGCCGGGAGCTGGCGACGCATCGCTCATCCGTCGTTCCCTAGCAACTCGGGCGACTTCACGTGTGATAACCGGAATCAAGCCCGGCTTCGCATCCGCACATTCAGGCAGCAGAGGTAGCCCGAACAATTCGACTCGGGCATCTCGCGTGAGACCATAGCAGTCGTATTCATTCGGTCCCCGCCCACCCTCAACATATCGCGTCGTTAAGAACCGCTCCAGGCTCATAGGTATCGAATCCCAGGGGCATTTTGCGCGGTGTAAAGTTGGCGAGGCCAACGCAGATTGAGCACATCAAAAAATCCCGCACTTAACGATGCCTCGCCGTCTTGCAAGGACCCTCCGATCAAGTCCATTACATAGGGGCGACGGGCGGGCTGGGTCTTGTCACTCTCCAGAAACTCTCGGTAGGTGATCTTGACCGCCTCGCCAGACTCCAGGGCTTGGTCGAAATAGAACTGCACCGTCGAATTCACGCCGGCCACCCCAAAGTTCAAAGTCTGCATACCGGTTGTGTTCTTTGCTGGCAACGAAATCGAGAGCGATCCAGCCTCATATAGCTCACCGCCAAGAACCTGATCTTCGAACCCCGAGCAGATGCGGATGGGTACTATCCCCGCAATGGCAATTTCGAGTGAAGGGATGATCAGTGATCCAGCGGGCGCACTCGCATAAACCTCTGCTAACGTGCTCATGCTTGCGGCCACTCCCGATTCATAGCAAGGTCGAAGATCTCTGGGTTCGCAACATAATCGGGAAGCAGTAACCACTCATCCGAAAGCAACGGGCGCTCCCAAACTTCAAGCGTTGCCGAGTACTGCCATCGATCTGCGCCCCAGGCAGTGGGGCCGGCGAAGACACCTGAGATTCGGCACACCAGCGCCACGTACCCGACTGGATGCCGAAGGTCAACGTTGAACCACTCGGTGCCATCCTTTAAGACTGATCTGAACCAGAGCTCAAAAAGGCGCGCTTGGGCGCTCGTCATGACCCAGGTCGCCGACCTCATGACCGGCACCGAGCTAAATTTACGCCGTTGGCGCGCCCTGCCCGACTCCATGTTGGTGCGCTGGTTGGGCGAGACCACGGCGTATTGGTTTGGCGCCCATAGAGGAGCCGGCAAATACTCGGGGTAACTGATATTGGTTTGCATAGCTACCGCCCTTGACGCGTTGTGCCGTAAGTGGACTCGATGGTTTGAGACATCTCCCCCCCGCCGCGGATGTCCGCTACAAAAGCGTCAACAGTGAGATATTGACCATCCCGCTTTTGTGTGACCTCCCCCGCTCGAGAACGGTCTTCAATCAGGTTGACATTGATCATTGGCCAGCCCTGAGCAGCCCCCATCTCCCCGTTCGCCTCTCTATTACTGACGACCTCACCACGTTGATTCGGTAGCATGTACTGCTGCCCATTTGCAGCATTGAATACCTCCGGCGCGCCGTTCTCATTGATGCGATACATCTTGGCTGCATCAACACCACCTCCGTACAGGCGGCCCCCTCCGCTTACCATCGCCAAGCCTTCCGCAAGGCCCACCGTGGACGCGATGCCAGCCATAGCCGGCGCCGAGTTTGCACCGAAGGATGCTAACGAAGCGAAGGCAGCCGGCACCGCCCATGCTGTCGCGAGAGTGGCGGCTTGTGCGATTCCAAATGCAGTGGCAGCTGTTCCGGCTGCCTTCCCCATAATCAGATTTTTGACGTACTGGATACCCATCTGAACCAGCGCGGCGACGCCCTGCTTAAGAATCGCCCCGGCAAGCGCTTTGATCGCGTCCTCACCGCTGGTCGCGCCTGTGGCGATACCCACTAACGTGTCCGTCGCACTAGCCCCGAGCTGGTCGAGGCTGGACATCAGCAGTTCGTTCCAACTGGATTGCCGCCGAAAGTTCTCCTCCTGAAGCACACGTGCCCTTTCGTCGTAGGCCGTCTCCGCTTGAGCTTTCAACTCCAGATAGCGCTGGTCCTCCAACAACTTGGCTTCATTCAGCTTTCGCAGGTTGTCGATCTGGGTCTGAAATTCCATTTGCGCGCCGGCAATCGGGTCAACCTGGCCGAGCAGCTTCTTGTTCTGCTCCGCTTCGTTCACCTTGCCGATCGCGCGCGCCAACGCCTCAACCTGCGCCACCTGCTCGGGCGTAGCGAAGGGGTTCAGCGCCGCCTTCGCCTTAACCACCTCCAGCTCGGTTCCAGCCAATCCTGCTTCATAGAGCGCGGTGGCCAGCCCGTCGATAACCTTCTGGTTCTCTTTCGCTGCTTCGGCGGACTTCTTAGAGCCAGACTCGCCTGCCTTCTGGGCTTGCTCTAGCTTGTAGATCTCCGAGGCGAGGCGCTCCGCCTCCTCGCGCTCTTCCTTAGTGGCGTTGGCTCCCAGCTTTTGAATGGCCGCAAGCCTCGCGCGCGCGTCGCCGGTAAGCTTGGCTAGCGCCAATTCATCGCGCATTCCTTGTAGGCGCTTAGCTACCTCCGGGTCTGCGTCTGCCGGCTTGCTGGGACCTCCGCTCGTCCGCTCGCGCGGCTTCTGGTTGGCAAGCTTTTCCTGGAGCTCGTAGAGCTTTTGGAGGCGACCATTCACTTCATCAAGATTCGCCTTCTCTTCAACAAGCGATTTGTTGGCATTTGACAGGCCATCTGCACCCAAGTTGGCACCGCGCTGCTGCGCCTTTTGCAGCTCGATGATGTCCTTCGTAATCGTGGACACGCTGCGCGCGGCATCGCGTGCCTCTTTCTCGATCTGCTGGATCGCATCGCCTACCTGAACACGCCGCAGTTCTAGTTGCGCCTGGGTCAGGTTGTCTACGGCAGTCGCCAGCTCTTCGACGTTGGGCGCTGCCTTCCGAGAATTGTCGCCAAACAAATACACGCCTGCTGCGGCAGTCGCCAGCAATCCGATAATCCCGGCTGGGCCGCCCAGCATCGCCACCAACCCGGTCCCCGCGGCTGTCGTCGTGCGTTGCGCAGCCGCCAGGGCGGTCTGAGCCGCGCGATGGGCATTTGCAGCAGCGGTGGAAGCGGCGAGCGAACCGCCCAACCGAACTTGCGCTGCGGCCTGGCCTGCCGCAGCAGCAGCCGCCTTCTCGTTAGCTATGGCTTGCTCAAGGGCTGCCGCCGCTTGCGCCTTAGCCCCCAGCGCTGCGCGGGCGTTGGCGAGCGTTGACGCGGTGATGCCTGCGAGATACTTCGCCATCGCGCCGGCGCCAATCGCCAGCAGCGCGGTCACGAGAGTTTGTAGGTTCTCGGCGAGAGTCAGGACCGCCTTGGACAGCACACCTGTCGCGCCCGTGGACCTATTCGCCTCGCCCACCATCGCGGACAGATTGTTCCGAAGCGCGGTGAAGGCGTCTTTGATGGTCGTGGCCATCCCGTCAGCGGCTTTCTTGTTCTCGTCGAGCGACGTGCGCAAGCCTTCGGACAACTGGCGCGCGGTCAATTGGCCATTCACGCCCAGCCTGCGCACCTCTTCCGCCGTCTTACCAGTAGCCGTGGCCACGTCCGCCACAACGGTGGGGATCGCAGCCAGGATGGTCTCCCAAGCGTCCGCTTCGACGCGGCCCTTGTTGAGCACCTTACTGAAGGCATCCGTGGCGCTCTTCGCACGGTCCACGCTCGTCGCGTTCTTCACGAACGAGTACGAAAGCGAATCAGTGACGTCAAGTGCGGATTCCGTGTCGTAACCCATCGACTTCAGAGCGGCGGACGTCCGGATGTAGACCTCCTGCGCCTCGGCCAAAGACCGATAGGTCTTGTTCGCCGTCTCAAGCAGACGAGCCTGCACCGTGTTGTACTCGGCGGCGTTGGCGGTGGCCATCTGCACCCGCTCGGCCATCTCGTTGTATGCCTCGGCCATCTGGATCAGGCCGGAAACGCCTTGAAGCGAGATGATCCCCGCCAGTACACCTGAAAATCCTTTTAGCGCAGACGACGAAACAGCCGCCTCGCGCCCCAACCCTTTGACTGCCGCAGCCGTCTGGGTCATTTGAAATTGGGCTTGGTTGGCCGCCTTATCCGTTTGGCCAAAGCGCTTGTTCATCTTGTCCAACGTCGAATCGACGCTGGTGGAGCTGTTGACGAGCTTCGACGTGTCGGCCTCGACCTCGTAGTAGATCGACCCGACATTCATTCCGCCTGCCATCACTGAACCCCTTTAGCTGCCTTTCGCTTTGCTTCGATCTTGTCGAACCACGCCATGGTGGCGTCATGCTGTTCTTTGGTTGGTGCCTTGGCGCCAGGTGCGTTACTTTCGGCCGGCGGGAACTTGGCGCGCAGTGCGCCGACCATCCCGGTCATCGTCAGATCCCAAGCGTCTCGCTCCGAAACGCCTAGATGAGCCATGGCCATAGCCACATGCTCCCGGGCCACGAACTCCTTCACATACACCGGCTCATCGTCACCCGGCCGCCTCGGCAACGGGGGCAATGCGCCTGTGACGCCATGCTTCAGCAGGCAGCGCGCAAGCGGAACCACATGCTCTACCGGCGCAGCCCCTGGCACGTATTCCAGAGATCCGGAGGTGGTCTCGTACGTGCCAAACAATGACGATGGGTCGACGTCTTCGCTGGCGCATGCGTAGATGACGCCCAAGGCGGCCTGAAACAACCGGCGCGCCTGGGCCTCATCCTCTGCCCCACCCATGACCGTGGCGAATGTTTCGACTATCTCGACGGGGTCTCCCAGCCTAGACATTGCATACAGCGAGGGACGTAGGCGCACCACCTGGTCCCCCGCGTACACACCGACTTCGCCAATTTCGGTCAGGATCATGAGTTATGCCGGCGTGACGGTCACCGGCACAGTCACGCTCACAGCCGGACGAGCCGCGCTAGTGATCTTGACGCTGGTGCTGCCCTCGGCGACACCGGTAATCAAGCCCACGTTGCTAACGGTGGCCACAGCGGGCGATGCGCTTTCGTACACCAGGCCCGACGCGGCGCCGGTCGGCGAGACAGAAGCCGTCAAGGCCTGCGTCGCACCCTCATCCACCGATACCGCGGTAGGCGAGACGGAAATGCCTTGGACCAAGGGGACCACCGTCAGAGCTACCGTATCGGTAACGCCGGGGGCTACAGTGGACGCCGCCGTGATCGTCACCGAGCCAGCGGCGATGGCCGTAATCTGCCCGGTAACTTGGTTCACCGTCGCCATGGCCGGATTGGACGACGTCCAGCGCAGCGATTGCGAGGCACCGACAGGCAGCACCACGGCTTCGGCATCGAAGGACTGGCCAACCGTCAGGCTCAGCGTCGACGGGATCACCTCGACGCTAGTCGGGTCTGCGGCGTCCGGGTTCGGCGTGTCTTCAACGATCAGACCGAAGTCGCTGCCGGTGGCGCTCGCTTCGAGACTGAACGTAACCACATCGTCAAACGGGGCGCTGCGGCTCATGTTGGATACGAGCATGAACGCCGTAAACGTCAGGTCCGGGAAGGTCATTCGCATCCAAGCGACCGGCTGGCCTCCCGTCGCATCGGGGCGCGCGACGTGCTTGGTGATCTCGATCAGATTTTCCGAGCCGGCGCCAGAAGCCTTCGCAGTGCCATCGCCCGAAATGCTGAGGGTCTGGAACGTGGCGATGTTCTCACGCAGTGCGCCTACCGAATCGTCGGCGGTCGCGTCGGCGGTTTCCCATTCGAGCGTGAATTCCTTCGTCCGAAGGGCGGCGAATCGCTTCCAGTCCGTTTCGGCCGGCAGTTGATCGCCGCAGCCGATGTGGTATTCCAGGACCACGTCACGGCCAACATACTTCTGGTTCTTGCAAGTAGCCATTAGTGGCCTCCAGTTATAAAAGCACTTCAAAATCAAGCGAGTACCAGGGGCGGTTCTCGCTCGTGTAGCCGGGGCCGACGGCTTCGCCGACCGCGCGCACGGACGCAGCGCCGCAGGGCGACGAATCGCCTAATGCGGCCTGGGACAGTGATTCCATGGTTTGTTCGACAGGGACCACGTGCTTGCGGCCATCTCTCGGGCCTAGCAGGATCACTTTGAATCGAATAACGCGGTCCTCGACGTCCGGCGCCGGCCCGCCCATCTGCTGCACAGATGCGATGAACGCCCCGTTGACGGACGGGCTGTCAATCCACATGCCGCGGCTGTACAGATATCCGTCGCCAACGACCGCTTTGAGCCAATCAGTGAAGGCGTCAAACACCGTAAATCCTTTTGAGAATGGCCGGCACCGCACCCTTGATCTGATCAAAGCCCTTGGTAAGGAATTCGGGCTCCGCATTAGGGTCCCAATAGTTGCCGTTTCCTGTGCCGCCTCCGAAATCCACGCCTGAGCGTGTCCTGCCGAAGTCGGCCCGAGGCTTTCCCTTGAGCTTTCCCGAGGCTTCGTGAACCGCCGCCGCATAGGAGGCTGTGTACCCGACCGAGCCGGAAACCTTGCCTTCCTTCACGTCAATCTGCGGCGCGTACTGGCTATTGACCAGGTTGCTAGAGTCGATCGGCGTCATCTGGGCGGCCATTGCCGAGCCCTGTGACAGCGTCTCGTAGACGGCACGCTCGGTCTTGCCTTCGCCGATCTCTTTGACAGCGATCCGAAAGCCGCGCTTGACGCGCTCGATGCCCTTTACGGGCATCACGTTCCCCTACGTGCGTGGCTGGGCGCCCAGGCCTTCTCGCCGCCGGAATGGTCAAACGCCTCTAGGGTGAACGTGGCCGCTTCGTCTCGCGCATGACGCAGTGTCACTGCGCGCACGCCAGCGACAATGCGCCCCTGTTGGTCGCATACACGCATGACGCCCAGTTCGTCCATCTTGACGGACAGGTAGATTTTCTCTTTGCTCATCAAGTCACCAGCTTTAAGTCAGGCTCTTCGCCGAAGAAGGACATATCCCAGTTCGTCACCGACCGGATCTCCTCCCAGCCGTTCGAACCATCAAAACTGATCTGATCCAGATACTTGGGCCGCTTGTCTTCGGTGAAGATCACATGCTGCGAGAGGAACTCGGCTCCGCGCGCGCCGCTCTGACCGCCCGATTCACGCTCCATCTTGCTTTCGGCAGTCCAGGTGCAGGCGATCTCGAACTCTTCGCCGTAGACCGTCTCGCCGGTCTCCATGTCGATCGACTCAAATGGCCGAACCGTGGCGACGTTGGTGTAGCTCCAGTTGGCTGTGGCGCTCATTCTTGGCAACCACCCTTCGCGATCCACATGCCGGCGAACGCCTTCTTAGTGGGATCAGGAGGAATCAGGCCGACAGCGCAACCGAACTTGTCCAGGCCACGCAGCAGCGACAGGGCGCCGCTCCATCTGTCGGCAAACCCCTGATACCGGAACGAGCGCGACGCACCACTGGGCGCCGTCTGGCTGCTGATGTACCGATCTCCCTGCCCTAAGCCCATTAGGCTCAACAGGTACAACTGGATCAGGAGAGCCGTTTCGGCGGTGTAATGCTCATCCAGACATTCCTGGATGCTGTTTGCCTGGGCGACGAGCGCAGCAAGGACGAAATCCGGCAGAACGATCCCTTGGCCTTCCAGATACTGCTTGGCTTGGTCGATCGTCACCATATCCAGACCTCAAAATAGAAATGGCCCCGCCATCAGGCAGGGCCAATAGAAAACCGCCCGTAGGCGGTTAGTTGGCGGCGGGCTTCAGCGGATCGCCGTCGGGCAGCAGGGAAACCAGTTCTTCAGCGCTCTTCCGGCCGTCGTACTTGATGCCCAGCTCTTTCAGGCGGTTCTTGACGTCGCCCTTTTCCTGATCGGCACCACCCGAACCCGCACCGGGCGTTGCCGGCACCAGGGACACAACGTCATCGGCCTTGCGAACGCGTGTGCGATACAGCGGATGGGCGGCCTGGTCGGGCGTGAGCTCGATCACCGCGCCAGGCAGCATCACTTCGGCGCCAATGATCTTGCGCAGGAGGATGTACTTGGATTTCGCCATGATTCCCCCTTATGCCGCGCTGGCGTACAGCACGCCGCTACGGCCCTTAGCGTCAGCCTTGACCTGCAAGCCCGAGGCACCCCACACCAGCACATGCCAGTCGTCCATCGGCGTGACGCGCGGGATCGGCGTGGTGGTGACGGGCATGCCGACGACCGGGCGGATGTATTCGCTGGACAAGATGATGGCCAGGAATTCATTGCCGGTCACCGTGTCCGTGCGCTTGAAGCCAGCCACACCGGGGATGCGTTGCAGGCCCTGGAGGATGGTTTCGACGTTGCTGGTGCCCGGGTTGGCGATACGCAGAAGGTTGAACCAGATCTCGTCCGAGATGTAGAAGGTGACATTACCAACCGCGTTGTTGCCCTGGCCCTGGAGCGCTTGCAGTGCGGCGACGAAGGCGCCCCATGCCTGCGCAAAGGTCAGCGTCGGGCTGGTCAGATCCACGTTCAGGCCGGCGGCGCCCAAGTCCAACGCGATGGTGTTCGGATTGTTCTTGATGCCGTAGGCTTGGTAGTTCTTGTACGTCAGGTCGGGCGTGCCATCGACGAAGTTGTCAACGGTGCGCTTGCGGACAAAGCGCGTGGCCGCGGCCTGGTCATCCAGCAGAGCGTCGTAGCCTTCCGAGCGCATGCCTTCCAGCTCGCGCCAGATGCGGCCGACTTGCGTGGAGTGAACCAGAACAATTGCGCCGTCATAGTCGAAGCTGACGTGGTTCACGGGCTTGCGGTGCTGGCCGTCGATGCTGGACCGGACTTCCAGCTCATCCGCGCCGTAGCGGCGGTATTCGCTGACGATCTTGCCGATGTGGACGTTGCGCGCCAGGGGCATCAGGTCGTTCAGCAACACGCCGCCCTCATCGGACAGCATCAGCGTCTTGGTCTGCGTGTCGAAGTCACGCCACACCTCGCCCGGGATGCGCGCCTCGTTCACTTCCAGGCCGGCGGCCTTCATCAGGCCGGTCTCGTGGTCCCAGTTCGCGGTACGCGAGTTCACGATGAACTGGTGCTGCTTCTTCAGGCCGGAATTCGCTTCCAGGCCCTTTTTGTCTACGTAAAAAGCCATTTTCGGCCTCCTTAGCGGATCTTGATCGGGACCAACTGGTCCAGCGTCGACGTGGTCGGGGTCGTGCCGGGGAAGGCATTGGCCGGATCGTCGATGTACGCATGGATCGGATCGTCAGTGACGGCCAGAGCGAAACGGCCATCGGCGTTGATCGTCAGGGGCACGTCGTCTGCAATCGCGACGCCGGCCACCAAGCGGCCAGCCATCAGGTCTGCCGAACGCGGCGTGTAGAGGCGCATGGACGAACCGCCGCCAACCTGGTTGTCGTCGACGGAGCCGTGCAAGTGCTCGCCGATCAGGTACCAGAACTCGCGCACGCCCGTAATGCCCTTCTGGACGGTCATCTCGCCGGCGGCGGAGGTGATCGTGACCGCCGTGCCGGGCAGAAAGGCGCCCGTGGCGGGCGCGTTCACTTCGCGCGTTTCGGGCGTGGTGCGATGAACGCCACCACGGTAAATCTTGTTCCATTTCACAGCCATGATCTGGGCTCCTTATTCCGGGACGTCGTCAAAGCGCGGCTTGCCGGAATCGGCAACCTGGCCGTTGGTGATCGGCGCCGCAGTACCCAGCGCCTTGAACATCGCGTCCAAGGGCTCGCCATGCAGCGCATTGGCGACGATGTCACCATGCACAGCGGCAACGGCCTTGCGCTTGTCGGCTTCCTCGGCCTTCGCATTGGCGGTCAACGCGTCGGACAACGTCTTGTGGTTCGCTTCCAGGCCCTCGACCTTCTCGGTCAGCGGCTTGAGTTGGTCCGCCAGGTTGGCGGCGATGGCTTTGCTGATATCGTTGGTCAGCTCGGCCTTTTCTTCAGCGGTCAGAGGCATATTGCCCTCCAGAGTGTTATCAGGCCGAGCCTGATGGTTGAAAATTCGTTTGACGCTGTTCACCACGGTGGTGACCCAGGATTCCTGGCGGACGACGGGCGAGCCAACGTCATCGAAGACGATCTTTCCGCCTTCAGTGGCATAGCCGTAGACTTCGGCGACACCGCCGTTACGCACCAGGACAGCCTGGGTGTCGGTGAAATCGGCCACCCAGACGTAATCCTCTGCGCCCGGGGCAAAGCGGGCTTTGGCGGCGGCCTGGATGCGGTTCTCGCGCTCGCGGAAGGATTCACCTACCAGCGCACCGGCATTCACATGGAGCGGCTTGGCTTGGTCAGCGTTGACCATCAGGCCCACACCCTGCTCGGGGGTGGCGGCGCCCGGCTCGTCAAGCAGGATGGCGTCGTGATCGATGCCATGAATCTTGGCGGTCCATTCATAGCCATCGGCGTTGACGGCCGGCTCACGCTCCAGGAAGACGGCGACGCTGGTATGCACGGGCTCGCCCTCCCCCTTCTCAAGCTGCTCGACGCGCTCAATCACGCGCCGGCCGCCGTCCGAGTTCTGTGCGACCTCGACGTCGATCCACTTTTCGGTGTAGACGCGGTTGCCGACCAGCTTTGTATTGCGGTTCCAGGCGCCGATATGCCCCAGGTTGATTCCTTCCGGGGAGAAGGCGGACACAAAAGCGCCGTTTACGGTCGGGTGACCAAGCGGGGCCAACGTGCCTTCAAGCTTCTTGTAGTTGGCGACGATTTGGTCTTTCGGGTACAAGCCACCGTTCATCACCACGTCAAACGGCATGGTGTAGCTGGGGATTACGATGTGCTCACGGCCGTTGTGCTGCTCGCGGCGGATGGACTTGCTGTTGACCTGCGTGCGGATGTTTACCTGCATCGGCATGGCTATTCCTTGTCATCGGCCCAGGGGCCGTTGCCTTTGTCTTTCATCACCTGGTAGTTCTTGCGCGCCCGATCGACAATCGCAGGCACAAGAGGCTCGCCCTTCTCGTCCACCAGGACTGATACTTGGCTGCAATTGCAGTTGATGGCGTTCGCATCGCGTGCGTACCACTCGCGGGTTTCTTCGCTGGTGAACAGCTTCGCGTGCCGGCGGGCATGCGTCAGGCGCGTGGTCGGGCTAAGCGCGGACATGTGCATCAGCTTCGCCTGGGTGCCGTAGTCTTCCTGGGCCTGGTCTTGCTCGTCCCAGCGCGCACGGCGTAGGGCCATGGGCACTTCAGTACGTGCAATGCGGTGGCCCCGGCGGGCTTCTATGCCCGTCTGCTCCGTCAAATTCCTGGCGATGTCGCGCGGGTTCAAGCCCCGGCCGATACCGTCGGACAGGATGCGTGACATATCCGCCTTGACCTGACCGGACAGGCCTTTCATTTCTTCAAACTGGCGCGCTCGCACTAGAGACAGACGCGCCTGATATGGCTCGGATCTGAGCAACGCTTGCAGAGAGTCACGCCCCGCCTTGTAGGCCGGCGACTGCTGGCCAAGGTTGGCGAACTCCTGCGCTGTGCCGCGCTGGTAAGCCACCCCCACATACGACTCAAACAGCCATAGATTGCGTGCCCCGCCTTCAAGCAGGATCTGGTCAACGAGGCGGTCTGTGTCAGCGAAGATCGACGACAACAGCGCCTGATCCAGCCTGAACGTATAGCGCTTGTTCACGACCGGCTCGGCCGGAATGCGGGCCAGCGCCTCAACGTATCCATTCCGAATCCGCCGCATGCGCCGGTCAAAGTCCTTCATGGCGCCCCGCTCCAGCCGATCAACCCCTGTCGGGTCTGCCTGATTACTCGGCAGGATCGGTGATCGGGCCATCGTCGTCCTCGTCTTCGTCGGGCAATGGCTCGGTGTCGTCGCTGGGGTCGTATCCTGCCGCCTCGCGAATCTCGTCCGTGGTGAACACCTCGGCGCCTGAGCTCTGGGCGGTCTGGTTGATCTCGCTCATCACCTTGGCGTTGCCCAGCTTGTCAGCCTGGGTTGCTTCGGTCAGGTCGTCCCACATCACCGTGTATTCGGATATGGGTTTGACCACGCCGATGCGCGTCAGATGCTCCACCAAATCGTGGATCTCCATACCCAGGTCGGCGCGCCGCGATTGGCACCGGGCGTTGAAGTATTTCTGGTCTTCCGAACTGGCGCGCTCGCCGGTCTGCATACCAACCAGGATCTTGCTGGGGATATCCAGCGCGGCGCCGGCCGTTTGCAGGTTCACGTTGTACGTCGGGCCAGGGTCGGCAACGGCGGTAACCAGTGGGTTGACCGTGGCGCCCTGCGTGACCAGTAGAGCGTCGTTGCCTCGATTGACCTCACGGGCCGCCTCATTGAAGCGGGCCTGCAACTGGTCCAGCGAGACACCATAGGCCTGGGCAATGCTGCCCAAATCCACTTCCTTGTCGTAGCTAACCGACAGTTGCCGGGAAGCGTTCTTCAGGAAGGATTCGCCCGATCCGCCTTCAACCTTTTCCAGGCTGACGAAGGCGTTGTAGGCCGGCTCCAGGAAGCCGATGGCATCACATGAGGCATCGCCCAGGATGAAAACGCGGTCGGGGTGGATGTCCACCTTGCGCCCGGCATTCCCTTCCATTCCGTACTCGGTGTACTGCCACTTCGTGACAGTGCCGTATCCCTCGTCCTGGGCGTTGGTGTTGAATCCTGTCGGCTTGAGGCTACCCGCCCAGGTCGGGATCATCTTGACCAGTTGCGAGCCTTTGCGCTTGATGGGCTCATCCCAGCGGCCGCTGTCGCGCACTTGAAGCAGCAGGCCCGAATATCGACCTACCAGACGGCGCTTGTCCGCCTCGGCCACCGCGCGCCAGAACTTCGGGTTGAAGACCTGCTTGTTGCCGCGTTCCCAAGCGGTCTCATCCGTCGCATTGTCCTGGTCATCGCCCTCGATTACCCAAGGATTCGTCTTCCAGCATGCGGACGTAATCTTTCCGATGGCGCCGTGCGCGATACCGCCCCGGCGATACAGCGCGTAGAAGTCGGAAAACCCGATTTCTTCGGGGAAGCCGTACTCACACCAGGCCTGCGGGCGCTTGTTGTCGATGCCCATGCCGCCGAGCAACCCCGTGCGAGCGCGGGCGATCTGCGCCTGGCTCAGTGCGGCGTTCACCGCCAACTGGAGCTGTGCATCTTTGTTCGTGTCTGACATGCTCATTCCGATTTGAGAATCAGGCCGGGCCTGTCGTCGTGGCGCACTAGCTCAACACTCGATTGATCCGGATCGCGCCAGACGGCTGTACCCTCGGCACCGGCATTCTCGACAGCCACGGTGCGCGCGCACGAGACGCACTTCGCCCGCACGACCATGGACTTGCCATTCGCGCGCTGCGTGACCTTAAAAATTGCCATTTACCGTCCTGGGAGAAGCATGCCGACGGAGCCGCGGCGCTTGATAAGCGGCCCCAGCGCATAACGTGTCGCGTCGATGTAGTGATTGTTTTTGTCTACGATCTCGGTGAGAACATCGCCAGTCAGGCGGTCCACCTTGTAGCTATAGGTCCTGGCCTCGTGTAGTGTCTTGACGCAGCGAGGATGGATGATGATTTCCTTGTAGCTGCGCAGGTGGCTGATGCCGTCCTCAACGCTGCCCTTCCACTTCTCAACGCCAACGATCCTAGGCAGCGCCAGGCGCGTGCCGTTACCGTTGCTCTTTACGTGGCTGATCGTCTCCGGCCGGGCAGAGTCTGCGCGCACTGTGTGGCGCTCGACACCCGGCAGACGGTCGATCATGAACTTGGCAATGTCGTCGTTTTCCAGGCCAACCTTGCCGGCCTCGTACTCGATATAAAGCCTTTGGTCATGAATGCCGCACCGCACGCCGGCTGTCGGGTCTTGAGAGAACCCCCAATCAACGCCGAAATACGGCCCATCGAACTGGTCAAACTCGAATTCTGCTACTCGATACTTGCCGGCCAGGATCTGCGCCTCGCTGTTCTCGCGATACGCGCCGTCCCAAATCCACGCATACGTCTGATCATCCAACCGATCTCGGTCGTCAAGCCGTTCCTGCTCAAGCTCGGCAGGGAACCATGGATTGTCGGTGTAGTTGAGCTCGACAATCTTGGCGCCGGTCGGCGGGCTCTTGCGGAACCGCTCATCCGTTGGGCTGCCGTCCTTCTCCGGGTTCCAGGTGATCCAGATTTCGGAGCCCGATTCGCGGACGGTGGGGGCCAGCTTCTGCCAGGCGATCTTACTGACGCTTTCGGCCTCATCAACCCAAGCTATGAGGATGCGTGCCTTGGATTTAATGCTGTCTACGTTGTGACGAAGGCCTGCAAAGACGTATGAGACGCGGCGGTTCTTCGTCCGGACGTACTTCTCACCAATTTCAAAGTAGCCATCAAGCCACGGCACCGAGCGAATTGCCTGTTTAACCTCCTCCATAGAGGAATCTTCCAGGCTATTCATGAACTCCCGGCCGCACAGGATCACGCCAGACGCGCCGGCCTCCGCGAACATGTACGCGCGAACGGCGGTCATCAAGGCGAACGAGCGGGTCTTCCCCGATCCCCGCCCACCATGCGCGCCCCTGTACCGGGCCTGACCACTGAATACTGGGATCAGCTTTGGTGGTAGCTCAATCCTCGCTCTGTCGGACATTGGGCGCTACCAGCTCGATCGTCGTAGGCATCGTGGGTATGGGGCCGCCATCTGGGCCTGAGTGTTCAAGCTTTTCCTTGAACATGCCGATGTGCTTACCCAGCAGCTCCAGGGCTTTGTTCGCGGCGGTCGGCTCGAACGCGTTTACGTCGACCTCTACCGACTCGGCCGTTCCTGCCTGAGCGTTCTTGATGACCTCGGTGATCCGGATCGGCTTGCGGCCCATGCAGATGTCACGAAGCTCGCGCAGGTCCTTGATGACCTCGTCTTGAGTTACCTCTGTGCGCTTGGCACGCGCTGCCTGAGCTTTCTGAATCGCCGCGGCGATTTCAAGTTTCTTCAAGTTCTGCTCGCCGATCTGGCCAGCAGTCTTCTGGCTATACCCCGCCCTTATCGCCGCTTGCGTGGCGTTGAGGTCAACGAGGTACTCATCCACGAAGCGGCGCTGTTTGTCTGTCAGCGCCATTTTCTCTATATTCCGGTTACAAAAGCTTTCTGCGCATATAAGTAGCTAACCTGCCATGACCGATACACAAAAAAAAACCGCTCTGCACCAAAAGCCTTCCAGGCTGGTTTGGGTTCCGGTCGTAGCCGCTCTCCTGTTGGTAGGCGCCTATGTAGCCTATTTTGGGGTTTATAAGTCTGCGCCGATGGGACAGCCAGAAAGCTGGGGCCAGTTTGGTGACTTCCTAGGCGGCCTCCTCAATCCAGTGGTAGGAGTTGTGACCGTCACTCTCCTAGTTAGAACCCTTCTGTCCCAGCAACGAGCGATCGAAGTACAGGGCGAAGAACTCGAACTGCAACGCCACGAACTTCAATTGCAACGCGCGGAAGCGGCGAAGTCGACAGCAGCTCTGGATGCGCAGCACAAGGCAATCGTTTTGCAGAGCTTTGAACAGACCTTCTTCGCATGGCTGGCAAGCTACAGGTCTATGGTGGGCAACCTGGTTGGAAATTCACACCAGCTCAATGGTGCTCAACATCTTGTTGCTCTCTGCCAACCGTTTCGAGAGAACCAAGCTGACAAAACTCGTGAACAGGGAATACCACTCCCAGACTCGAACCCTGTTATCAGCTATGTCGACGGAGTATTTGACTATCTTCAGGCGGGCGACGGCATCGTGGTGCGCAGAGTTGAGCGAGCTGTGATGGAGTTTGATCTGGTGTACCGCAACAATCACTCGACCTTGGGGCCCTTGTTTCGCACTCTATACAGGCTTCTAGATTGGGTAGATAGATCACCGCTCTCCAATCAAGAGAAGTGGCACTACATCGCAATCGCGAGATCCCAACTATCGTGGGGAGAAATGTTTTTCCTAGCTTTCAACGGGCTCACCCCCCGCGGCAGCAACTTCGTACCATTGATGAACAAGTATGCAATCCTCGACAACTTAGAGGGATATACGGATGGACTTGTTCTTGTCATGCGGGAAGCATTCTTGAAGAAGCCGCCGACGTTTCATTGGATCTCCGCCAACTCGTGGCGGTACAACGCCAAGACCTTCAGTTCCCCGATAGCTAAACTGGAATTGGGCATTGTGGAGGCAAAAGATCTTTAGTCCGATCTTGCGCGCGACCGACACAAGCGATCCTGACGGTCTTTGGCACAGACCGGGCAATCTGGTGGCAACTATCAAGACACTATCCAGCTTTTCCGGGCTGCGGTGCGCGGCTTGGCCTGTGACCTGGCGGTCGGAACGGCCGATTCGCCCCATCCTGCGCATAAAAAAACCGCCCGGAGGCGGTTGTCCCTAATGCAACACTAATGGCGCCCGACCGGCTAAACGGCCGATCCAGCAAGAACGGCTGCATCTATCCGTAAACCGAGCGACGAAGCGTCGCCCTTAGCTCCAATCACTGGCGGCCGCCGTCACATCAACGTCCATTCCTGCGCCCTTTGCTGCGCGCGCCAGTCTGACTACCGCATCGTCTTCGTAGCTCAGGGGCCCAACTTGGTCGACATCCTGCGGCAACGCGCTGACCGACCATGCTTCCATTTGCGCGGTTTCCGGAAAAACAACCGTGATCTGTTGCCCCGTTGCGGCTTCCCGCAGTATCAGCGCATCGATCGCCCCGAATTCCTTTGGAGCGGGGTGCACGTCAAACCCCGGAACTCTTGCAAGCTGATCTTTTATGATTGGGTGACTGTCCGCATGGAAGACAATGGAGCGTTGGTGGCGAGACATTTTTGAACCTTCGAATTGAAAGATCTCTTAATGCCACCGTTCACCCGAAATTGCAACATCTCACACGAAAGTGTCACGCCCCTGGCTGATACAGGCTGATTTAGGGCGCAAGATCCCGCACGTATTGTGATGGTTTCTGAAATGCTTTTCCAGAAGCCGATGTTATGGTTTCCCACCAGTATTCAACATGGACGCGGCTTTCTGCCTCGTCGCGGGTGGTGGCTATCTGCCCAGACTCTTCCAGCGCTACAAGAACGCGCCACACGCCAGTACGCACCACGGCGCGCTGGCGCTGATCGGCTCTAGGTGCCACGTGATTGATGATTTGACGCATCTTGAACCGGCGCCCCGGGAACGCTGCCAGCAGGTCAATCACTTCGTGCGCATACTTCATTCGAACATCCTCCATACCTGCTGCTTAAAACTGCCCAGCGCCACCTTGTAGTACGGCAGCGCGATCCCAATCACCCGGCACGCCTTGTCCTGGCGAAGGTGCGCCGGCAGATCGCCATACTCATTGCGGCGCGTGTACTCCGCCTGGATCACCCGCTGTTCCGCCAGAGGCAACGCCTCATAGAGCCGGTTCACCTTGCGCGCGCGGTCGTGGTTCACAGGGATGCGCGGGAGTTCGTCGTCATCCTCGTGGCCTGGCTCCGCGGGGAAGGCGCATACGGCCGGCTCGTCATGGATCGGTCGCCCCGGCCCCGGCCACTCTCCTTCCCACTGAGCCCTCGCCCAGTTGTGGATCTCGTCCTCTACCCACCGTGGCAGACTGTTATCCATTGGCCACCTCGTACCGGCTGCACTTCTTCCCGTAGGGCCTTCCCTTCAAACAGCGCGTGATCGTGTCGCCGAACGGGGTCTCAACGGGCTTGGCGTGAGCGCAACCAGCGCACGACCGATTAATCGCGGCCTGTTGGCGGCTCATCACGACCAGCATCGGATCGCGCAACTCCCACCGTTGGAGATCGACCGTCATACCAGCCACCCCCGACGCCGGGCCCATGCCAAGTACGCGGACTCGAATGTCGCGCGCGGGCTGGGCCCAACCGCCGCGCACCACACCAGCCACATACCTCCCTCCCGCCGGGCGCGGGGCTTCTCGATGATCGTCATATCGTCACCTGTTCGATAGTTACGCGGACCAATCCGCCCTTGGCCTTTTCCCGAATCTCGGCCGGCGCGAAATGGAATCCTCGGTCATTCACGCCGATAGCGTCCGCGATACCGTCGGTCGCGGCTTTCATCCGCGCTGCCAAGTTGTCGCGGTCATAGGCGCGCGCATCTGGCGGAAAGAACTCGTACGCAAGACGGACCGCCAGGAATTGACTGAATCCGTCTGCTTTGGAAAGCGCTGAGCGAGCCAGCAACCGCGCAGCGGTTCTATATCGCTTCTTCGCTTGAGAAACGGGCGCCCAATGCCCCCGGTGGTTCGGGCTAAGCTCCTTGGGCGGCCAGGGAAGTTCAACAGTGATCATCTCAATCCCTCAACTGGCTGTATTTCTGCTTCGGTTTGAACTGCACGGCGTTGCGTGCTTCGGTCACGGCTTGAATATCGGCGTCCAGGAATCGCGAGTGCTGGCCCTGGAACGTCAGGAAGACTTCACCCAGAGGGCCCATGCGCTGCTTGCGAATCAGGACTTCGGCCAAGCCCTTGAGCTGGCTATCTGGCGTGTAGTAGTCGTCGCGGTACGCCATCAAGATGACGTCGGCGTCCTGTTCGATGGCGCCGGACTCGCGTAGGTCACTCATCAGCGGGCGCTTGTCGACGCGTTTTTCAACCTCGCGCGAAAGCTGGGAAAGCAAGATGATTGGGCAGCCCAGTTCACGGGCCAGCAGCTTCAGCGCCCGGGTGATGCCGCCCAGCTCTTCGTTCCGGTTGCCACCCTCTCCCTGCATCAGTTGCAGGTAGTCGATGACGATCAGGTCCAAGCGTTTATGCCGCTGGCGCACCTTCCGTGCCGCTATGCGGATGCGGGATGCATTCGCCAGACGCGGATCATCAGCAATGACCAGTTTCTGGTTTTCCAGGCGCCCCAAGGCCGACGTCAATCTTGTGAAGTCGCCCTGGCTCAAGCGCCCCGTACGCATCCGTTGGCTGTCAATTTCTCCGAATCGAGACACGCTGCGCTCAGCCAGTTGGCGAGAAGCCATTTCCAGGCTGATGACGAAAGCCACCTTCCCGTCAACAGCCACGTTCTCCGCAATGTTCACGGCCAAGGTCGTCTTACCCATCGACGGCCGGCCAGCAACAATGATCAAGTCCCCAATCTGCAAGCCGCACGTCTGGCGGTCCAGGTCTTCAAAGCCGGTCGATAGTCCGGAGACCTCGCCGCCGTGTTCCATCCTCGCTTCAAGCGCCTCCAGAACGCCAGGCAGCAGTTCGCCGATCGGCTTCGGGTCTTCCCCGGCTTCGCGTGTGTCTGCCAGCGCCATGGTCATGCTGGTCGCGCGCTCGATCAGTGCAGAAGCCTCCCCCGCCTCGTCAGCCAGCGCCGCGATCTGCTGCCCCAGAACCTGCAAGTCACGGCGGATGCGGTGCGATCGAACGATTTCGGCATAACGCCGGATGTTGGCGCTGCTGGGCGTGTTCTGCGCCATCGCGTTCAGATACGCAATGCCGCCCGTTTGGTCGGAGTCGCCGGCTGCCTGCAAAGCGTCATGCACGGTCAGCACGTCAGCCGGCATGCCGCGGTCAAGCAACATCGCCGCGGCGCCGAAGATCAGTCGGTGGTCATGGCGGTAGAAGTCCTCCACCGACACGCGTCCATCCAGACGTTCCCAAGCGCCGTTATCCAGAAGCAGACCGCCAAGGATCGACTGTTCGGCGTCCACCGAATGCGGCGGCACACGCAAGGCTTCGGCGCTCATGCTGCCTCCTTGTGGGCATGAAGCCGCTGGGCCTGGATGCCTTGGGTCGTCAGCGAGTACGTGCCGTTGGCTGCATCGGCATACCAAAGCCGGTAGTAGCCCTTGGTCACGTAGTTCAGGAAGTGCTTGCGCCAGTCAGCCTGCAAGCGGCGCTCGTTGGTGCCACCAGGCGAGTGCTCGCCCTTGAAGACGTCCCATGCAAGTTGGACAAATTCCATCGGCAGCTCGACACCGTCCACGTACTTGCGCAGAGGCTCGTACCCGCTGATCGCCGTCTCGCCGGCCTGTCGGCAACGGTCAAGAAAGGTTTTCAGCGAACAGCGCTCTTTGCGTTCCCGCTTGGGTTTGTCGGCCGAAGGCTCGTCAGACTCTTCACCCCCCTGGCAAGGGGGGTTGGGGGGTAGTTCTTCTTCTTTCTCTTCTCTTTCTCTAGCTAACGCACCCGTAACGCTAGTAGCGTTACTCGAATCATCATGGTTAGTTTCATGGGCGTTACCGGTACGATGGTTCGCCACCCTTTTTGCAGTCTGGGCGCGTTTCTTTGCGGAAGCTCCGTTGTGGTCCTCAAAGTTCAAGATCGAAATCCCATTTGAATGATCTTCAATCCAACCGATATCGACGAGCGCCTGACCAAAGCCAGGAACGCCGGTCTTCCTATCAATCTGACGGCACGAGAGGCCCGGCATGAATCCATCAGCCGTATGCTGGTCAGCGGTAGACCAGAGCCAGTAAAGACCGCCAATGACGGCTGCCTCGCTGGTGTCCGTTAGGTCAACCAAGCGGGCGACGCGAGGGTCATCCCACAGGTTGCCGCGCATCTTGATCCAGTCTCCAGCCATCACTCGTCCCCTTTCACCAAGCGGCGCAGCGGCTCCACAGCGCGCTGGTAATGCATTTCGACTTCTGCCGGCCACTTGCCCAACTGCATCAACGCGGCACGGGTTGCGTCCACGTATTCCCATTCGCGCTTCCAGCGCTCTGCGCGCGGAATGCCGCCCTGGTCATGCTGGCGGTGAAGTTCAGGGTTCAGCGGGAAGCAAAGGCTGTCGCACGCCTTCAGTGCGCCGCCCTTCCCCAAGTTCACATGGCAAGCCTGGGCGGGCTTCCCCGTCACCAGGCAGCCGAGCGCGGCCACGTTGCGGCGGTGCTGCTCACTGCGGAGCAACGTCGGCAACTTGTGGCCAGGCGGGCGGTAGAAGCCCATGACAATCTCGACCTTTCGGCCCAAGCCTTCGCCGCGCTCCGCTTTGGAGCGCTTCATCGGCGTCTTGCGCTGGAGGGTCGAGTTGCGAATCACGCGTCTCTCCCAAGGCTGGTGCGCGACCACTCAACGCCCTTGCCGTTGCCGAATGCGTAGGCGAGTTCGATGAGTTCCGTCATCTGATTCACGGTCATCTTGCTGGTGCGTTGGCCCAGCAGGACCATGCCGCCGTCAATGCCCATCGCCATCCGTGTTTCACGGCGCAGGCCGGCCGTCAGGATGTCCTTGACCTCTTCCGGCGCCACCTTAACGAGCGCGCCATTGACGATGAATTCAACTTGGCGGCTGATGTCGGTCAGGATCGACCACATCATGTCGTTCTGCGCCAGCGTGCGAGTACGAGGCTTGATCTCCACTCGGTAGCCTTCCGGCGCGTTGGAGCAAGCGTAGGCAGCGTTGCGCCGTGCCAACGGGTGCGACAGGACGAACACTTGTTTGTCCATCATTGCGCCCGTCCCTTCGACACCGCGCGCAGTACATTGCGCTCCATCCGATGCAAGATCACGCGGCCTGCACGGAACAGCGGTACGAGCATGTCGGCGTCGTTCTGGCACAACACACCATCAGCGATCGCATCACGGAGCTCGGCGGCGATCTTGCCCACCTTCGCCATGACTTCCATCAGCTTTTCTTGGAGAGCCGCCAGTTCGTCCGGATGACCGCTGGCCGGCGGCGGCGGAACGAAATCCACGAACAGCCCTTCCTGCGCGCAAAGCGACAGCAACCAATCGCGGGACTTGTCGGACGTGGTGATGTCTCTTTCCAGCCACTCGGTCAGCAGGACCGCAACGTCAATGTCCAGTTGCTCGTCGCCTTTCAGCTTGCGGCGCAGGGACTCAGGATGAATGGACGTGTCACGTCGCTCGGTGAGGAAAGTCGCAGCCGCTGAAACGCCGCCATCAGCCTTGCGCACTGTGTTGTAGAGCGTGTCGCGCCACTGGGTATTTGTGTAGTGAGCGGTCATAGGGCTGATTCCTTCAAAATTTCAACGTTTCGGTATTTCTGCGCCGCCTATAAAGTTCGGCACATGGAAAACAACAACGAATCCAAACCTGTGACCCGAGCGCACCTCTTCGCGCGCATCGATGCCACCCTTCTCTCTCAGCCGTCCGAGCAAACGGCCGAAAGCGAAACCGCGAAGCCGCAGGACGTAGAAATTCCCGCCGAAGACGCCGAAAAGAAATGACCGAGACCGAGCAGCTTTTGAAGAACGCGGCCGCAGTGGCCAAGCGGACGTTCATCGACCCCACCGAAACGGCGGTGCTGGAAATCTTTAAGGAGCTGTGCGCCGAGCGTGACCGCATGGCGTGGGCGACCGACGGCCGCGAATCGGCGACGGTGCATTGATGTCATGCCGCCCTCGCCTCTTCACCAGCGAGCTCAGGCCAGATGCGCGAGAAGTCATCCGGCCGTTGGTCTTGCCGGCGGATAACGCCCTCTGTGGCCAGTTCCAAGCCAACACAGTTTTCGGGAGACGGGAGCCGATCCTTGTACCGAGTGCGCCACTGCCGTATTTGCGCGTCGTTCTTGACGTCGTAGCCAAGCTCGACCATGCGCGCACGGAGTTGCGCCACAGTCAGGGCGCCAGGGGAAGACAGGTATGAGTTCAGGTCCATTCGCACATACTAGTAGCGTTTGCTACGTTTCGCAAGTAGCAAATGCACCCGTAGCACATGCTACTTTTCCGCGCATGAATGAGGTTGAACTAAACGAGTTCCGGATTGCGCGCCTAGCGGCTGCCGTGGACCACGTATCGCAAGGGAACAAAACCGACTTTGGACGCCGGCTTGGCTACAAGGACGGTGCATTTGTTCGCCAGATGATTTCTGGCATTCGGCCCGTAACTGAGAAAACCATCTGGGCCATTGAGACGATGCCCGGCATGAAGGGGTGGTTTGACGCCGACGGCGCCACAGAAACATCAAACCCGCCCTCACCTGCGCCCTGGCCCTTTCCTGAAATCCCAGAGCAAGAGGTGCGCGCCCTGCCCCCAGCCCAGCTGAACGCGCTGCAAGGAGCGCTGGCACTGGCAATAGCGCAGCTGAAGATCGGGATTAAGGTAGCGGCGACAACTGCGCAAAAGGCCACCAGTTCGACCCGTGGCTCAGTGGTGGATACTCACGCGGCTGATGACGCATTCCCGATGCGGGAGGTGCTCGACCATCCAGCAGCGGGCTCCGGCAAGATTCTGGTCTCTGCCAACGTGACCACGGGTGCGCGCGCCGCTGCCAACGACAGCTTCGAGCCAGTACCTGAACTGGCAGATGTCCGCCTGGCTGCCGGTGACGGCATCGAGAATCACGCGGAGGATCAAACCGACGTCATTCAATTCCGTAGGTCCTTCCTGCGGTCGGTCGGCGCTGATCAAGGGAAAGCAGTCGTTGTGTATGCAAAAGGCGACAGCATGGAGCCGCTCATCAGAGATGGCGCCGCCCTGCTGCTCGTGCCTAATGAGAGCCTGACCATCCGCGACCTTGCCGCCGGCGGCGTGTACGCCATCAACTATGACGGCAAGATGATCGTCAAGACTGTGGCGCGAGACAACCTCACTCAGCGATGGGTGGCACGGTCTTTGAACGCGTCCTACCCAGACATCCCGCTTGAGAATGGCCACCCGGTGCGGGTGCTGGGCCAAGTCGTTTGGACTGGCGCCAGACTGCGGGATGATGAGGCGGGGCAGTGGGTGAGATCTTAAGACTGCCGTGAACGGCAGCGTCTACAACAACAAGCGCCGAAAACGGCGCATAGCCTTTTTTCACAGGAGAAGCAATAATGGCTACGAAAAACAATGACTATCGCCCCGGTAAAGGCGAAGAGTCGAACGAAAGCTGGAGCAACGAAAACCATCGCGACAGGCCCACCCCTAACCGCGACCATGGCCGCAGCATAGCCAATGACAGCAATCCCCCTAACATTGAAATGGTGCAACCGCGGCGTAGTGGAGGCGGCAGCAACGGGGGCAACGGGAATGGGAAATGAGCGCAATCACCCCTGAATACAAGACACAGGTGAGCATTCGGTATCACCGAAAGAGAGAGCATTTTTTCCGAATTATGGATAGCCTTGGCAAGGGGATTTCGGTACTTGCAATCGCATCATTCGGTGCTTCTAAAATTTCGGTCTTGTTCGCTGCTGTTGTAGGGGTGATAAGCGTTTCATTCACTATCATTTCGCTAGTACTGGATTTTTCCGGTATGGCAAGTAAACACTCGGCGCTGGCTCAACGGTTCATTGATCTACTGGCGAGAATCCAGTCTGGTTCGCTGGAACAGGCGGAGCAAGTAGCACAATTTCATTTGATAGCTAAAGATGAGCCCCCGGCCCTGCGCGGACTGGGGCAACTGTGCCAAGATGAGCAGGATGCCGCAGAGGGCAAGAACGTTAAGCCAGAATGCTTGTCGATGCGTCGCCGCCTGGCTGCTCAGTTTGGCTTTGGACAAAGACCAATTGATTTTGAGCACTCTGAATCGACAGCCTAGCATGTCATCCAGCCACCTCCGGGTGGCTTTTTTATTGCCTACTGCAGTGGCTTCCAGTCCGGATCTGGCCCATACAGGCAAGCGTCCTGCACTCCCTTAAGTATCTGCATTGGAGACATCCCGGCTAAGTCCCTCTCAAAGTAGACGACGTTCACCGTCTGCTTCAGATAAGCGTCCGATGCCTTGATCCACTTTTCCTGACGAATGAGAGCAAACGCATCTGCCGGCGTGCGCCCGGTGTCTCGATATATCGCAGCTAGCTGATTTGCTGAGGCTCGCTGGCGGCACTCGCCGGCGAGTGTCTCTCTCGCCTTCTGGACATCCCAACCCTTTTCGCCCAGAGCCTTCGCATAAACGGGCGCGGCTGAGCATGCCCGACTTCCGATTGGGCTCGGCGCTGCATGAAGACTGCATTGGCCACTCGCCCGCATGTACTTCTGACTCAACTCGCGCACTTCTCTAGTGAATTCCGCGGCGGAGGCGGCACTCGTACCAACGACGGCTAGCAGTACGGCTGCTAATGCCCCCTCTAACAAAAGCCATCTCATTGTCTGCCCCTTAGTGACGAAGCCATGCGGGATGGTATCGCGCCTCACTGTTACAAAAAAGCGTAGCATTTGCTATTGAACAAAAGCGTAGCGTTCGCTACTATCTGTTCAACGCCTCACCAATCACGCCGAGGCCCGCTCTTTAACAACCCGACCAAGACCGTCCCGCCTGCGCTGAGAAGCGCGGCGCCGTGGGAATTCCGTGGATGCCCTGGACGAAAAGAACCGAAAACCAGCACTCCGGCGGTGAGCTATCGGGAGAGATAGACGCAGTCCGCCGCGACCTGGTGTCTGGCGAGAAGTTGGCCAGCGCGTGCAATCAGCCGAACGCGGGTATTCGGAGGAAGACCACCGGGAGCAGTCCGGGACCCATGACCGTTGCGAGCCTGCATAGACAGGGAGTCGCGCAATCGGCGTGTCGGGCAGCGCCCTACCTGGAGCCGCATTAGCGGGAACAGCCAGGTAGCGCACTGCTCCGGAATTCATCCGCCAGCCCGTTCCTAGAGCGGGCTTACGAATGAACAAGGAGATGGCAATGGCCAACATCAAGTACTTCAGCGACGTAACTGGCGAGCCCGAAGCCTTGGTCGCGCCTCACGGAATGAACAACGCCGAGTTCGCCGCGCGCTGGCCCGGCGTGCGCGGGATTCGGTACGACGGCTACCAGATGCTGATCGGCCACGTCGGCGGCAACCTGGGCGGTGCCGTTCTGCCTATCACCCGCAAGATCGAATACAAGGCCCAGCCGTCTCGCCACGAGTGCAACGCCAAATGCCTGAATGGCAAGCACAACGGCACCTGCGAGTGCAAATGCGGCGGCAAGAACCATGGCGCCGGCATGTTCACCTCTCATTTAAAGGCAGCCTGACATGAACGAAGGGCCAATGCTGGTCGTGATCGACGCCCGCCGCAACCCTTGGCGGCTTACCAGATTTGACGGACGAACTATGGGAGAGACGGCGGAATTGATTGTCCCGCCCGGATCTTCGAGAGAAGAGGTTCTGGAGGCAATCGAAGGATTCCGCGTCCGATCTCTGGAGGCTGTCGAAGCTGAAGCCTAACGCCTGCGCCGTGACAGGACGCAGACACATGAGTCCTGAAAGAAGCGGCGGCGTGGGAACTCCGAAAGGACAACACAGACACGCAAAAGCTGGAAATACGCCGTGGTTCGACTCCACGGGGAAGAGAGGAATAGCGCGCTACCAGGCTCGTGCGCGTCTATTTGCGAGGCACGTCAGACAGTGTCATGCCGGGGTGGTGTCCGGCCCGCTTCTTTCAGGATTCATACCGATTAACAAGGAGAACGAGATGCCGCTGTATCGAGTGAACGCGTTGCTTGACTTGGACATGGTTGTAGAGGCTGACAACGAGGACGAGGCCTGGAACGTGGCCCGAGAAGACTGGAAGGAAGCGGCATCAGATTCCCGCAAAGACGTGCAGATTTATGTTGTCGGCGAGATCAAGCTGACCGACAAGCTGCCGCCCGGCTGGGACAAGGATTGCATCCCGTATGGCGGCGACGGCAACACGCGAATCCGCGACCTATTGCCTAGCGCCGACTAACCCCCCATCCCGTTGATAAGCCCGAGGGCAAAGGAGAAGAGATGGATTTCCCGATCCACTACCCGGCAAGCATCGATGTGCTTGTCTACATCACTGATGGGGCTAACCAGCAAGGTACTGCGACCGTCAGCTTCAAACCGGGCAAGGAGATAACAAAGCAGGACGTCCGCGATGCCGTTGCTGCCCTGGAACGGGACAGCATGCCGGAGGGCTTCCGCCTGATGACCAAGCGGGAAGTCTGGAACTGGATTTGCGAAGACATGGTGGGTCGAGGCGCGCAGTTGGCTATGCCGGGTGGTGAAGACTTCGACGAATAACCATCCCTCCTCACCCCGGGGAGCAGTCCGATAGAAAAGGAGAAAAGATGGGACTCACTGTCCATCAAACCCACGAAGACGATTTCGCCAAGATTGTCCGCACGGACTCCGGGCGCCAGGTGCTGTACTACACCGACAGCAGCGAAGACGGAGAGCCGCAAGTCATCGCAGTCACTTCTGTTGAAGGCGTCACGGTACGCGTTGGCATGACCTTCAAAGACAGCGACTCGGGCCACGACAAACGAGACAAGTTCTTCGGCGAAGTGGCCACAGATCAAGCCAGCAAGTTTGAAGCGATGGCTATTGGCGCGGTAGTTGGCCGCCAAGCCGAGTAGCCCCTGTTTCTCCCCCTGGTGCTGCATAGCAGCCGTAAGCCGCACGAAACGCGGCGCTATCAACTACGGAGCAACAGGCAATGCTCTTGATTCTTTTCTGGCTGGGCGTGGAATTGCACACGCGCCACACCCGGCCTATCCACGGGCTGCCACCCGTGATCGCTGACAGACCCCGCGCTGCACGGCCGAGGCCGTGGAAAACGGAATGGGGTTAGTGCCGACCTAACCAACTATAGATAGCGGCTGGCAGGCCGCACAAAACCTTAGATAGCAGTGCGTCCGCCCTGGCGACGTTAAAGGCCAGGACTTCCCCCAGACGGTACTGCGGCAGCGCCTTAGCCACGCTGCACAACGTCAATTCTCAACACGCGAAAACGGGTACGACAAACCGGTGCTTTATCCGGGGCGTAGTGCCGTCTGGTGGAAGTCATTCAAAGCTTACGCAGCCCTCCCCCACCAGTTCAAGCAAGTCGCCTACAGCAATCCCGGGCCCGGGAGCGTGAGCGGTGATGCGCCGTGACTGGATGGCCGGAGGACTGCACCTAACACGGAGACCGCCATGGACACTTTCCACGGTGATGAACACCTCGAAGTACTCACGGCGTCGCCGCAGGAAGTTGGCGTCGTCATGCAGTCAACCCAGACCTGGGACTCTGACGGGCATACGGCCCACTGGTGGGCAGCACGGCTGATGGAGTCGGACCTGTTCCGCGACCTAGACGTGTACGACGCCGAACACATGCTGCGCGCAGTGATGCGCAGTGGCGATTCTCAGATAGCGCGGCTCCAGCGAAAGATCCTGGATGCGGTGCAGATCGAATTGGACGGCTGACATGGCCTATCTCGCCGGCCTGTGCGCCGCCCTTTACGCAATTGCCCTGATCGGCGACGCCTTGATGGCGCGCTGCTGGAGAGACAAATGAGCGCCCCGAACAGCAACATCCTGGCCCTGTTCCATGACGGCCACTATCTGGCCGAAATCGTCGGCGGCGGCATCCGCGTCGGCAAGCAGCAAGGCACTAGCGCTGACTTCCTGCCCGAATCGGTCGAAGCCCGACGCTTGGCGCGCCTGCATGAAGTCGGATCGATGGACCAGATCCATATTGAGGTACGCGCCCAGCTGGCCAAGCGCTCGGCAGCGGCCAGTGGCGCGAAGCTGAAGAACGGCGACAAGGATTGGGAAACCCCGTGCCAGAACTGTGAGCAGGTTCCTACCGTGCATCCCGTTGCCCTGTGCGGCCCGTGCTGCTTTGGCGAAGCGGCCACTGCTGGAGGGAACTGGTAATGATCCGCCGCCTCCTGCGCGCCCTGCTGCGACTCGACCGTCACGACTGGGTCGGTGCTGCCTGCGCCGTCGTCTTCATCGGCGGCATCGTCGTGGCCCTCGGCGACCGCCAGCAGCGCGACGAGCAAGCCCAATCCACCCTCACCGCTAAAGACGACGGCCGACCGACGGCATACGCATCCAAGGACTGACATGACCGAAGCAACCGAAATCGCCGAATTGCCGCCGAAGGAGTCCGCGCTGGCGGTGTACTGCAAGCCCAGCGGCCTGGAGCCTTGGCTGGAGAAGATCCGCGCCGAGGTGACTGGGCATGTGCCTGACCTCAAGACCAAGAAGGGCCGCGAGGCTATCGCCAGCTTGGCCTTCAAGGTCCGCAAGGTCAAAACTGCCCTGGACGGCATGGGAAAACAGCTGGTGGATGACCTGAAGGACGTGCCCAAGCGCATCGACGCCGAGCGCAAGCGCATGCGTGACGCGCTGGACGCCTTGGCTGACGACGTGCGCCGGCCGTTGACGGATTGGGAGCAAGCAGAGGACGCAAGAATTGCCAAGCACAAGGCAGGCGTTGAGTGGTTCCGACTGCGAGCCGAAGAGAACCGAGACCTGGATAGCGGCGAATTGAAGGCAACGATCGCCGAGGTTCAAGCAGTCAAGATCGGCGATCCGTGGGAAGAATTTGAGCCTGAAGCGCTTCGAGCAAAGGCAGATGCCCTGGAATCGCTTCAAGCAGCTCTGACGGCGCGCGAAAAGCACGAAGCAGAGCAAGCAGAACTGGCGCGCTTCCGAGCAGCTGAAGCCGAGCGCGAGCAGAAGGAGCGCGAAGAGCGCATTGCCCGCGAAGCCGCCGAGCAAGCCCAGCGTGAAGCCGACGCCCGCGCCCAAGCCGAACGCGAAGCCGTGATCCGGCGTGAGCAGGAAGCCAAGGCCGCAGCCGATCGCCGCGAACTTGAACTGAAGCTGCAAGCCGAGCAGGCAGAGAAAGCCGCGGCACAGGCCAAGGCGGACAAGATCGCCGCCGAACAGCGTGCAGAGCAAGAGCGCATTGCTGCCATGGAGCGCGAGAAGCAAGCCGCCGAGGCAGCGCGCCAAGCCGAGATCAAGCGCCAGGCCGACGCCAAGGCGGCAGAGGAAGCTGAAGCTGCCCGCCGTGAACGCGACAAGGCCCACAAGGGGAAGGTCAACCGCGCCGCGCTGGCGGCTTTCGTAGCCGGCGGGCTGCCCGAAGAGTGCGCCAAGTTGGCCGTCACTCTGATCGCAAAGGGGGAAATCCCCGCAATCAAGATTTCATACTGAGGACGCCATGAACGACGTTATCGAAGCCCCGGCCCGGGAAGTGGCAATGTCTGGCAGTGGCCCCGCAGCCAACTCGCCTATGGGCATGATGCTGGCAGCGCTGAACCAAGGCGCGCAGTTGGACCAGATCGAAAAGATGATGGATCTGCAAGACCGCTGGCAAAAGGGCGAGGCCAAGAAGGCCTATGACACCGCTTTTGCCGCCTTCAAGGCTGAGGCGGTCAAGATCATCAAGGGCAAGGACGTGAAGGACGGCCCCCTCAAGGGCAAGTCCTACGCCGAGCTTCACGACGTGGTAAATGCGGTCACGCCGGCACTGTCCAAGCACGGCCTTTCGTCCTCTTGGAAGCTGACCCGCGACGAGAAGGACTGGATGGAAGTGACGTGCTACTTGCGTCACGTCGGTGGCCACGAGGAAAGCGTATCCATGGGCGGCCCCCCGGATGCAGGCGGCGCCAAGAACGCGATCCAGGCGCGCGCAAGCACCAAGACCTACCTGGAGCGCTACACGCTGAAGGCCATCACGGGTCTGTCTGAGCAAGACGATGACACTGACGGCAATGCTGCACGCGATGAGGAATTGCGCGATTCCTGGATCAGCAAGATCGCACAGGCCGAAACGCTGGAACAGGCCGTGAAGACCTGGGAAGACGGCTGCGAAGCCATCCAGAAGACCAACAATCTCGCTGCCTTCGCGGCCTTCAAGAAGGCTTATGCGGACAAGCGCGCCATGCTCAAGCAAGGAGACGCCTGATGAACCTGATCACCCACACTGCCCCTCAGGGTTCCCCGGAATGGCTGGAGGCTCGCCGCGGCGTCATCACCGGCAGCCGCTTCAAGGATTGCCGCGACAAACTGAAAAGCGGGGCGCCTTCCAAGAAGTGCATGGACTATGCGATGGACGTAGCCCGGGAACGCCTGGGCGGCTCCGCAGCAGACAAGTTCGCCACGGCGGCGATGCGTACCGGCACCGAGCAGGAGCCCTACGCCCGCGCCGCCTACGAAGCCCGGACCAAGCTGTTTGTTGAAGAGGCCGGGTTCATTACCACCGAAGACAACCTGTTCGGCGTAAGCGTGGACGGCATGGTCGACGCCGACGGTCTTATCGAAATCAAAACGATGGTTTCGTCCGCGACCCTGTTCAACGCCGTAGTGGATGGGGACATCAGCGACTACATCGACCAGTGCAACGGCGCCATGTGGCTCCTGGGCCGCAAGTGGGTTGACCTGGTGCTGTGGGCGCCTGACCTGGAGCCGATCGGCCGGCACTTGACCATCCGTCGCATCGAGCGCGACGACAACGCCATCGAAGAACTTGAAGCCGACCTGATGGAGTTTGAACGCATGGTCACGAAGTACGAAACCCTACTGAAGAAGGAAGCCGCGTAATGGCCAGCGTCAACAAAGTCATCCTGGTGGGCAATCTCGGGCGTGACCCGGAGGTCCGCTACAGCCCCGACGGCGGGGCCATCTGCAATATGTCGGTCGCCACGACGTCCAGTTGGAAGGACAAGGCCAGCGGCGAAAAGCGCGAAGAGACCGAATGGCACCGGGTTGTCATCTACGGGCGCCTGGCCGAGATCGCCGGCGAGTACCTGAAGAAAGGTCGCTCCGTCTATCTGGAAGGCCGCCTTAAGACGCGCAAGTGGCAGGACAAGGACACCGGCGCTGACCGCTACAGCACCGAAGTCATTGCCGACCAGATGCAGATGCTTGGCGGTCGAGACGAGGGCGACAGCGCGCCGCCTGAACGCCAGCCTCAGCGCGCCCCAACACAGCGCCCGGCAAGCCAGCGCAACAAATATGCCGAGCAGAGCGGAGCCGGCCGGCCTCAGAGCTCAGGCGGTAGCTTGGCCGACATGGACGACGACATCCCATTTGGCCCGATGTTCGGTCGCAAAGCGCACTACCTCTAAGCCCCTCCCCCGCAGCCCCACCTTACCCCGCCGTCTGGCCGGGGCTGCCCTTCTATTGCCCGGAGATCCAAATGGAATCCAAAGACGCTCCCACGCCCGACGATGACCCGGTAGTTGATTTGGTGATGGCCTTGGGTCTTCCGGGTTTCTGTATTGGTCTTCTGTTAGCCACTGCCGCCATCTTCTACATCTGCCGCCGCGCAATCGAATTCTTCTTCCCCGGAGCCTGAGAGCATGAACACGAACAAAGATTGGCTGGACATCGCCAGCGCGCCGAAGGATGGGACCGAGATCCTGGCTTGGCGCAGAGATTGCGGTCAGTTTATCGCCAGCTACACGTCGCCGAGCGCGTTCCCCTTGACGCAGAAGGAGCTGGACGAAATGGATGAAGCTGATCTGTTCACGCAGGACTGGTTCACGCAGTGGCCGCACGCATGCCGCCTTGAAGGCAGCGAAGCCCCTACACTTTGGCAGCCCATGCCCACCGATCCCTGCGCGACCTGCGGTGGCCACGGAATGGTCGGCGGCTTGACCCAACATTCCGGATACGAAGCCGAGCCGTGCCCTGATTGTTCCCCCGCCTCCACGGTAGCGACTGAGGGGGAGAAGGCATACGGCAGTCCGGCAGATGTGGCCCGGCGCATTGAGCAATACCTGTACCACGATGGCCGGAAGAACTCGGCCACGCAGCTGCTGTACGAAGCCATGAAGGCGCTGCGCCGCCCCGCTCCCGCTGCTGGCGATGCGCTGGACCGAGATCAGCAGCGCTT